TGCTCCATCAGCACCTGCTGGTCCAGGATCTCCCTGTGGGCCTTGTGCGCCAGTACTTCCTGTTTCGCCCTGTGGGCCTTGATCGCCTTGTGGACCAACGATAGGCCCTACATTATTCCATTCTTGGTCTGTTAAGTTCCAGAACCATAGGTCGCCGCCACCTTCTGTGACAATCCAACCATGTCCGGCAAAGTCGTCTCCAACGCCAGGGGTTGGTAAGTCTGCTATTAATGCTTTAGTACCTTGTAGTGTTACTGAAACACCCTGTGCGCCAGTATCACCTTTATCACCTTTTGCTCCAGGAGCACCTTGTGCGCCAGCAGGCCCTGTGGCTCCCTGTGCGCCTGTTGCTCCTGCGGGTCCTGTTGCGCCAGGTGTTCCCGCAGCACCTGTAGCACCAGTAGAACCTGTAGGACCAGCCGGTCCTGTATCTCCTTGTGGTCCTGTAGGTCCAACTGGTCCTTGTGCTCCAGTGGCCCCTGTAGGTCCTTGTAATCCCGTAGCGCCTTGTGCGCCTGTGGCTCCCTGTGGTCCAGTAGCACCTGTTGGTCCTTGATCTCCAGTATCGCCTTTATCGCCTTTTGCGCCTGTAGCGCCTTGTGCGCCAGTCGCGCCTTGTATTCCTTGAATACCTTGTGGTCCTTGCGGTCCTGTAGCACCTGTTGGTCCAGCAGGTCCTTGTGGGCCTGGCTCACCACCGCCTGTAAATACATCACCGTCAATAATCAGTTGACCTTGATCAGTAATACTTAATGGAATGTTGTTAATGAATATGGTGTTGTTGCTGACATACAAACTCTTCCACATTTGAGTGGGACTACCAAGGTTTCCACCTAAGTTTGTGCTGGGTAATATATCCCCACCCACAGTCAAGTTGCTGGTTATGGTAGTTGCTTGATCGATGGTAATTGCACTGCTGTCAGTAGTACTCATAGTACTACCGTTGAACTCAAATGCGCCTAGATTTAAATTATTATCGTTTAAACCTAATTCTGTATACAGTTCTGTAAAGTTAGCATTGATTTTTTGGAACGCTGATCGTAGACTATCTCCCGATCTATCGTTAGGTGTTGCACCTACATTAATTGTTTGTTTTGTCATTTATCGCTCCGTTATGCTAATGCTGCTATTTTAGTTTTGAAATCCGCAAAGTCTGTACTGGCTGCTACTATAGATTTTAGTGTTGAAGTACTAATGTAACCGTTGATTACACCTAGCACAGATATATCACCTTCTACAGAAATGTTAGTGTTAAAAGTCACAGGAGGTTCAAATATCAACGCTGATGAATCGTCTGTGTCAATAACATTACTGACAAATAAAGTCCTATTAGTTCCATTGCCTATATAAATGTCGCCGCTAGTGCCTCCACTAGTACCACCACCTAAATATATAGGTGCGCCTGCAGCACCTATAATTTGTGCTCCGGCAGTACCGCCTATAATTACTCCACCAACAGTCATACTAATACTGTTTCCGCCATCAAATGAATTGATAGGTCCTGTAATTTGACCTAATGTAGCATTAACTAAAACAGATGAATCTTCACCATAGACATTACCTACTAGATAAGAAACATTAACTTCTAGGCTGTCGTTGCTGGGATTAGTTATTAGCACAACACCTTCACCTGGCACAAATGTAAATGTGTCAGAAGAATTATCTGCTTGTATAGGATTAAGATTTCCTGATACTGCAAAGTTTTGGAAACCAAACCTAGTGTTTGTAACAGTCACAGATCCTGTAGAACCAGAAATACTGATTCCGGATCCTGCAGTAAGACCAGTAACACCGTCATTGGTAATTGTCACTGACCCGTTAGGTCCGCTTACAGATATTCCTGTACCACCTGCTAGTCCTGTAACACCAGTATTAGTAATAGTAACAGTGTCAGTGAGTTCAGTGGTAGTAATAGATATACCAGTACCATTGGCAAATGTCAATATGTCTTGTGCGCCATCGGCTACTAATGTACTTTGTCCTGATACAGCCACATCTCTAAATACGTTTTGATTGATGTTAGGAGCAGCGTTAACTATTTCATAAGTTCCTGGACTAGGATTATTAATTGTAATACCAGAACCGCCAAACGTAGTAACTGCCAGTACTCCAGTATTAGCAATAGAATAATTTGATTTAGTACCAGTAATAGAAATACCAGCACCAGAAGAAAGATCCAATACACCGTCATTGGACACAGTTTTAGTGCCTGTACCCGATACTAACATGCCGCTACCAGCAGTGATATCGATCACTCCGTTGTTAGCAATGGTCAGTGTATCAGTGCTTTCGTTAGTAGTAATTGTAATTCCAGAACCTGCTGCTACATTTAATATGTCTGAACCGCCTGGTTCAGCAACAAGATTGTTTTGTCCTGCTACTGCAATTTCTCTAAAATATTCAGAATCAACATTGTTTCCGTTTATAGTTGTGCCTGCTGGAAGATTTACTGCACTGCCGGTAGCAGTAATAACAGCATTACCGAGATAGATACTGTTACCACTAAGATACAGATCGTTCCAACGTTTACTAGAAGATCCAAGATCGTAGATTTCTGTGTTTCTTGGTATTAGACTAGTACCAAGATCAGTAAGGTCAACAACGGTTCCAGGTCCTCCAGCAACAGTTAGATAAAGTTCTGTAAAGTTGTTATTAATAGCCTGGAAGGCTTCTTCTACGGTACTCCATACAATCGGAGGACTACCTGAATTGATTATTTGTTTTGCCATTATGTTCTTCCTACGGCCACTTCAATAGTGCCAATGTGATCTGAATCATAGTCTACTAATGCTTTACCTATGATTGTTCCAGCGCGAGCCTCGCCGCTTGCTGAAACACCAACTCCTGGAATTCCTGAAGTGATAATTAGGTCTCCCTTTTTAATTTTTCCTACGACTCGAGCAGGAACACGCCCTTGTAATGCTATAAGAACTTTGTTTCCTTGGCAGCCCTCATTCATGATGAATGCAGCATGTTCTGATACAACACCTGCCACACGATGATCTCCACGAATGGTTCCAGTAGTAACTTCTCGCTCTCCTCCAAAAATTAACACTGTTCCGACTTCGTAGATCTTATCGCCTTCGTAATATTCGGCCAAGTCTGCATAGGTAGCCTGCCATTTACTTCCAGCACCTAAGCGCCAGTCGCCAGTAATATTACCTACAGTAGTAGTACCACCAGTAGTTAATGTAGTAGCAGTTACAGATGAACACACAATAGGAGCATTGCTTAGACCATTCTGTGTACGGAAAGTATGACCGTCATTGTCATAAAAGTTTCTCTTGTCAGTGGCCAGCGAACCGTCACCGATTAATATACCAACCTGACTGTTGAAACCGTGAACTTGAGTATATCCGCCAGTAGCACTAGTTGTGGTATCTAGCACTATCTTAGTATCAACTAACAGTCTTTCAACACTGACATTTCTAGCGCCAAAGTCTCCGTTGCTGTCACGCTTGACCAATGTGCTGATCACGTTGGCAGACGCTTCGTCTACCACAGTGTAATCAGTGTCTTGGGTAGCAGTAAAACCAATTCTACGTAGATAACCAGTGCCTGTATTGTACTGTGATTTCTTAACAGCACCGCCATCATTGACCACAGTAGTAAATGCTACGGCTGCTGGATCGGCAGCAGCCAACGATGCATTACCAACTACAGTTTTAGTAGCGATCTGTGCTAGTTTATCTAAAGTCAGTCCATTATTTTTAACAGTAATCCAGCCATTTGTGGCAGTGAATTGTGCATCGTCAAAACTAGATAATCCTCGATCTGCCTGTGTAATACCGGTGGCATTGGCTCTAGTCGAAGCAGCAGTCATAGACAGTTTGCTTTGAACTATAGCCGCCGCTGCATTGATATCAGTATTGGTTATTACTCCAGGAACAATCTGTGCATCTACAGTATTAGCAGTACTATCAATATTAAAACTAATATCTCCGACTACTGTAGAGTTTTGTACAATATTACCAGCACCTGTAAACGTTAATATGTCCGCAGCCTTCACATTGCTTAAATCAGCATCTTGGAAGTTTGCAAACGTCATGCTTCTTAAATTAATTGCATCTTTAGGAGTAGTTGCATCACCTACATTGGTAATTTTGAAATCACCAATGTCCATGTTAGCCTTCATGGACAACTGACCATCTAAACTCATAAAGCCGCCTGATATAGACGGAATTAATGTAGTATTTGGTATTATAGCCCCAGTATGCGAAATACCCAAACGTCTATCTATATAAGTTCTAGTGGCATTTTCTGTTGGCACACTGTCAGTGGCATTGTCAGACATTCCAGAATCAGTAGAGAATTCACTGATAGGAACGCCTCGTTTGAAACCTAAACCATCTAGATTACTTAATGCAATAGAAGCAGCAAAAGTAACTGTACCAGTACCTTGGTCAACTCTAAAATAAGGACCTACTGAGAAGTTACCAAATTGGTCAGTGGTCACATAGAATACACGACCCACTCCACGTTCTTGTACTTCTTGACCGGGGTTATATGCGTTAACCGGAGGTCCAAATATTTCATTTGGATAGTTTGTGTCAGCATATGAACCTGTACCAATGTCTAACAAGTCATGAGATGTAACCCTTGTCAAACCAATACGTATGGTTAGTGTACCGGGTTCATCTTTAGGTACGGCGGATTTAAGGGAAGGTAATGCAGTGAAATAAATCACACTATCAACTAAACGTTGATTTAGTGTAATTGTAGCATAAGCCTGACCAGTAATATTCTCGTCATTATAGGCTACAATTTCATATTCAATACCTTTCCATATTAATAGACTATTAAGAACTCTTTCTTTTTCATCGCCACCTAATGGCACAACAGCAAATGTAGAATTACCAACTTCTCTTAATGTACCAGTTCCGGTAGATGCTGTTCCAGTTTTAGTGAATATTTGACCAACTGTATTCGATGACGCACCTATTAGAGTAAAGTCAAATGTACCAGTGGTTAAGATCTCGTATTGTATTCCGTTGTGTGAAGATGTTAATGTGCTGGCATTTCTTGAAGATCCTCGACCTGTACCAACAACTCTGCCAACACTATGGGTACCGCTTTGTGAACCAGTGGTATCTATAGCCACTGAACCTGAAATAGACTCTCTAGTAACAGTAAATGTATTAGGATCTAACACAGTTTTAACAAAATAATGGGCACCTGAAATAATTCCAGACGGCAACGATCCATTAGTTTCAAATCTTACTACATCATTGGCTATAAATCCATGCCCGGCCAATGTCACCACTGCTGGACTAGCAATTGAAACAGTACAGATCTGTGAACTGATAAGATACGGTTGTGAAGGCCAAATAGACAAATCAACATAGTTATAGTTTTCACGTAGCGTGGTTCTTGCTAGACCTTCTACGAAATAACTGTGTACTCCGGACTGTGTTCCTGAGGTACTGATCGGAGTACCTCGTTTGGTTTCAGATATTCTAAAACTGTTAGCAGTAAATCCGTCTGCTAGAACATAATAGATAGAAACCTGATTAACACCTGTTGGTAATGATCCTGTAGTAACTAAACTGATTTGATAATCTGGTTGCAGCCCATGAGACGCTCTAGTAATTACTGCAGGGCTACCGATATTAATTGTAAATGTTCTTGAACCAGCAGGATCCTGATATTCATCAAATTGTAGAATACGATAAACAGTAGGTGATTCTCTTAACACCATACCAGTGGACGGTCTAACAGCAACGTCTACAACATCACCAGTTAATACTGTTTGTGTTCCTTGACGAATGGTTACTAAAGAACCATCGGCAATAACAGCAGCCAATCCCTCAATGCCTGCACCTTCAGAACTTTGTAAACTTAATTTACAAACTCCTGCAGGCAAATCTCCTCCGGTCTCTGCAGTAGCAATAGGATATCTATATATAGAACCTAAACCGTGATCGACTTCGAGTTCTCCTCGATCCAACGGCGCATATGAATAATTGTTAACGTAAAGAATTAATCCGTTGAGCGAATTAAAATAAGTAGGACTTGGAGCATATACTGTTGCACCTTGTGCCAGTTCGTGATATAATGTAACAGGAGTTGGAACTTCTAACGGATCTGCACCTTCAGCAACTAAAGCAAAATTACCGTGCGCACTAGATCCACCCACTGATCTAATCTGACCACCATTTACTGCGTAATAGGAAATATGGCAGTAGTATGTGAACATCGAAACTTCTTCAGCCAAACCACCGTTGGTAGTAACAACACCGTATCCAAGATCGTTAATTTGTGTGAAGTCGTTGCCTAACATACTTCTGTTACCTGGCATCAGCACTTCGTAGATATTAGCATTTGCATCTACAAAATCTATAACACCATTTTGGATGTCAAGTTTTTCTGCCAATAAAGTAGTTCTGGCAGTTTTTAATGATGTTGAATATGCATAGGCATTGAGATCTGGTAACACCTCTGTGGCTGCAACAGAAACACCATTAACTAAAACATAACTGATTTCTGCAAACAATACTTCAATTTCATTCTGTATAGTTATATCACTGGCTGTACCTGTGATTCTTGGAGTTGCACTGTAAGACACAGCAGGTGGTAAATTTAATATTACCTGCTTAATTAGATATCTTGCGTAATTGAGTGCTGCTGCTGTTTGTGCTTGTTCACCTGCAGGAATCTGCAATGAAACTGCAGAACCTACTCCGTCCCAATATCTTATACCTTCTAATCTAGTTTGACTATTTCCGCCATAAGTTATGTCATATATTAATGCTTCGATGTGATATTGTAAATTGCTTCTAAATCTATCTTGCCCATAGGTATAGGAAGTACTAAATGGTGAAATATTAGATGCAACTTGTGAGGCTATCCAACCTACAGTTTCGTCAATAATGTAATCTATGTTTGGGATTAACAATCCTTTAGCATTAACACGATTAGATGGCAATCCCGGCGGGCTAGTAAAACTTAGAGTTGGAGCAAAAGTTACACCATTTCGTATAATATTATCTAAAACCAATTGGCTAGTTTCGGCAACTGATTGAGCCGCAGGATAACCAGATAGTGCTTCTATGGCTAGATCGTGGGCCAGCGAAATGGCTCTGGCTGTAAGTTCAAGTTGGTCATCGATAACTACCTGCGCATTCGCCTGTCGATAAGTTAGACCTGCTTTTCTTTGATTATAGTTTGTACTAAAGACTATATCATAACTCAAACTGTCTATGATCAATCCAACATCTCGGAAGCATATTGATTCATCATAAGAAAAGACCCCAAACGGCCACGGAGTGGCTTCGTCTAATACAAAGGATGCTGTAGAGCCTGTTACACTAAATGTATAATCTCTTACGTAGTTAATTCGATAAACTGTGTCTGCAACAATGAAAGACGCTGGTAATTGAGGAAATCTATCTAATCCTGACACATACAAGAAACTGTTATCTTCAACAATGCCAGTGCCGGATGTTAATACACCGTTGTATCTAAACACTGTACCTAGGTTGTTGTCAGTAGCACCTAGTGCGGTAAAGTTAGTGGTCCCTACAGTCTTAATAGTGTATTGACGACCGGAGATCATTCCTGATACTCCTAGTTCTCTTTTTCCTAATAATTCAAATTTTATGTTACCAGTAAAGCCGTCAATGAACTGTCCACCAGCAAATGTTTGTCTACCTGTACTCTTAGAGAATGATGCGCATTCTTGAGCATACGGTGACTTGGCAAGAATTTGACCTGCGGGATCTAATACCATAAAGAATCCGCCATGGCCCTGACAAGTTATGGCCTGGAATCGCACAGCATCATTACATAGGAATACATCCATTTGGTCGTTGTTTTTAGGAGTGTTTACACTACCTAGACCGGGACCGGATTCGTCTATAACATCAATGATAACATTGATCAATGCACCAATTACACCGCCATTGTTATAAGCAGTACCGCCAGTGGTATAAGAACTAAAGTTAGTTCCGTCAACGCCGTCGGTTAGCCCCGAGTCATTATACAATCTAAATGCATTAGGAGTTAGTACTGAAACAAAATAATCATTGCCGTTAATCTCAGTCATTCCTCCAACATCGTCGATAATAATATTATCTCCGTTGATCAATCCGTGTGTGGCCAACGTTGTAATTACAACAGGATCAGATATTGATGCTCCGTTGATGTTAAATGATGTTCCGCCTGCACCAGTTTCTGCAATGTAGGCACCGTCAACGATCTGAGGGAATGTCTGTTGATATCTTTCTGTAATTTCAACATTTCGAATCACAGCCTGCGCCAACACACCTAATCTGCGTATGGCTGCTTTAGTTTCGTCTAATTGAGCACCAATGGCTATTAGTCCACTAGCGTTAGAATAATATTTTAGCGCAGCACTAACTGTTCGATCTGAACTACCGTAGCGAAGATCAAACACCATGGCATCTATTAGCAGGCCGACATCTCTTTCACAAGTAGAAGAGGAATATGTAAATGAACTAGTGAACGGAGCAATGTTATTTGTGATTTGATTTTGAATCCAACCTACTACCTCTTTTTGTAAGAAGAACCTGTTCAGTACTAATAGTTGTGCTGCTGATCTGTAGAAACCTTTGTTATTAATTAATGGATAAACTGGCTGAGATGAATCGGTTAGATAGTGCCAACCAAATAATCTGTCCGCAATAGTGATCTGATCAATACCTTCTTCACCTATAGTAAGGTCTCTGCGGAATTTTAAAAACGCCCATGGACTAGAACTTATGCCGGGTTTAGGTCTTACAATGCATCTTCTAAATTCGTCACCAACAATAGAAGTATTAATAGGCACACGTAACGGTAAGTTTTCGTAGTATATGCCACTTTCAACTAAAACAGTAATGTTTGTATCTCTAGCCACGTCGCCGTAGGCAATAACTTCACCAATTTCAAACGCACCAAACTTAATATCGACGTCAAATATTTCTCTTCCACCGCTGTCTAGTTCTCCGCTGTGCGAAAGAATTTGAGCCAATGCTCCGGAAGTTTCACCACGAAGAAATAGACCTTCTCTAAGATCTCTAGTTCTAACTGCTTCGGGTGTGCTAGTTAACACATCTCCTGTAAAGTCTGTACGCTGTCCTTCAGTTTTAAGATAAAATCTAGGCAAACTAACTTGCACCACAGGTAAACTAACAAATCCAGAACCTTGGTCAGTGATAGTAATACTCTGTACTATTCCACCATTTACGTCAGCAGTACCAAAAGATCCACTTCCGCCACCACCTACAATTCTCACAGATACCAAACCGTAACCTGTGCCGCCTGATATTACTTGAACGTTGTTTACTTTGTAAGTGATATTAAACTTTACTCTGTCAGCAAGATCGGGATGAGGGATTGCGCTATCGCTGGTAGTATCAACTAATGTTGATCCTGGTAATGTTGTGTAAACCCCAGAACTTAACTGTCTAACTGTTAATACACCGCCGGGTGTATCTGTAGTCGATAATACTTCATATCTAGCAGGTTCAATAAATGTACCGCCTGCTAGGGTAATAATATCTCCAGGCAAGTAGTTAACGCCAGTATAACTAACAGTGATAGTATCTACACTCATTAATACTTGACCGCTAAATCCTGCCCCGGCACTAGGAGCGTCATCTATAAGTTCTAGTGTACATTCATTAACCCCATTGTTATAGGTTAATATTTTCTTATAAGGTCCAATTTCTAATCTTGATTCGAGCATGATTTCTTCTGCTCGTTTTAGAGCGGCTTCTAGACTTCTGTAAGCATAAGCCAATGCTCGACCTTGTATTTCTGGAGACACACCAATTCGTTCGTCTTCTCCACTGGTAGCAACATATAAGTTAACTGAACTACCAAACGCAGCATTATCTACATATCTCTTAGTAGCAGCAATTAATCCGTCGTAAACAGTGTCATCATCGGGTAAAGGGTCACGTGCTAAGATAAGCGGACCAGTCATTACGCCAAATGACGTATCATTTTGACCAGTTCTAGGATCTATAGCATTAGTTCCTGCCTTGCTGATCTTGGTATCAACATATCCTTTACTAGTTGCTTCGTGTTCATATGCAGGCAACAATGGCGATGTATTTGTACCTAAGTCTATTATTCTGTGTTGTTGACCACCAGATCTAGCACTAAGATCTCCGCCTAGTTGAGGGCTAGAATCACCCACTACCTGTGAAAATTCAGAACTAATAGTTATTTCGTTGGGATTTGTAGTAAAGTCTAAAGCAATACCAGAACCAGCCATTATCTTTTTAAATTGTATCCCGCTGGCGTTATTGTTAATAGTTACTACAGGAGTGTTGCCAGTGTCGGGGTCATTCTGTCCCTGATAAGAGCCCGGAGTATCGTCTAACCCAATAAAGGTTAAATTTTCTCCGAGACCTAACGAACTATACAGTTCTCTAAAGTTGTCGTTAACTTTTCTAAACGAATCGCGAATACTATCGCCTGTGCCGTCATTACCGACAACACCAATATCAATGATTTTACGTGCCATAATTTACCCTAGTAAATGGTTTCAACTAGTATTTACCAATAAATTTTATAAGCCGAATGTAAATACTTTATGTTCTTAAATAAAAAAACAATTAAGAATCAATACACTAGGGTCAGTAAATTAGGTGTAGAACATTGCTATTCGAGAGAAAAGATAGTAGTGGAATTTCGCTGCGACAACTGCGACGAGATATTTTCTAGAGATCTAAAAAATATAGATCATAGAAGATTAAGTAACAATTACTTTCACTGTTGCTCTAATTGTGATAGTAAAAGATTTGCTCAAAGTAAAGGTGCAGAGCGTAAAACTATATGGGATATGCCTGCCAGCCTAGACTGGCCTGTAGGCAAACATTAGATTCTAAAACTTTCTCCGCAGCCACAGCGATCTTTTTCTGCAGAGTTACGGAACTCAAAACCTTCGTTTAGTCCGTTTTTAACATAATCTATTTCTAGTTCTGTGAAATAAGGAAGATGTCTTTCGTTAATATAAACGCAGAATTTTTCAAATAACTTTGTATACCCGGGTTCGAGATTTGTTATGTCGTCTAGATATTCTAGGGTGTAGGCTAATCCAGAACAGCCTGTGGTTCTTATGCCTATAGAAATACCCTTGCCCTTGCCTCTTTTTTTCAGCAGTTTTTCTATTTGATTACTGGCTGTGCTTGTTACGGTAATCATTTACGGCCGCCTTGATAGCATCTTCTGCTAGAATTGAACAATGTATCTTAACTGGTGGTAATGCTAGTTCTGTGGCAATTTCGGAGTTTTTGATTGATCCTGCTTCGTCAAGTGTTTTACCTTTGACCCACTCTGTGACAAGACTCGAACTCGCAATAGCCGATCCGCAGCCATACGTTTTAAATTTCGCATCTGTAATAATACCTGTATCATCGTCCACCTTTATCTGCAATTTCATTACATCACCACAAGCAGGAGCACCAACCATGCCAGTACCCACGCTGGTATCGTTCTTGTCGAACGACCCTACGTTACGTGGATTTTCATAATGGTCAATGACCTTATCGCTGTATGCCATAATTAACTTCTCCTAGTACGTCTTTGTCCAAGGGCACGTTTTGCGGCTCTTACTGCTCGAGTTTTCTGTGAATATTTCTTTGCCATTTTTATACTCCTAGTCTAATATCAACAACTTCCCAATTAACAATTCGCCAAATGTTTTGTAGATATTTGGCTTTATCCTGCTGATAATCAAGGGCCCAAGCATGCTCCCAAGCATCGATTAACAGAGCAATCTTCATTGTTTTTTTATATTCGTGATTATGAATAGTATGAAGTTTTCCGCTGGTATCCATATAAATCCAATTAGATCCTTGGGCGGCCATAAATTCTTTTTCAACGGCTTCTTTAAACTTGTCAAAATTACCGTAGACATTATCTATAATAGATTTACTGATTCCCTCGGGTTTATTTGCTGCTCTAGGCGGGGTTAAATTGGCAAAGAAGATATTGTGTAAAATAGCACCCCCGTAGTTAAAATCGGGATCCCCTTCGCCTTTATTATAGCGATCTGAATATTTTGCAGCCAAACCATCGTAGTGATATTTGATAGTGGCTTCACTCATAACAGGTTCCAGTTCGTTTTTATCAAACTTTAACTTTTCCTGATATAATTCTCTTTTGTCTGTATTTTCTGTTAAACTTTTAATAAAATGTAGCATGGTCTAATATTTACCGTATAAATAATCCACAAGGAGATTTAACCATGGAAATCGTACTTTTAGCAATCGCCGTAGTAGTCATCGGTGCTTTCATTTATTACAATCGCAGTTCTAAAGGATTGGATGTAAACAATGACGGCAAAGTAGACTCTGCTGATGTTAAGGCCGCTGTCCAAAATGTTGTCTGCGGTGCTAAAGAAACTGCAGACGTTAACAAGGACGGTAAGGTTGATGCTGCTGACGTAAAAGTCGTTACAGAAAAGGCTAAAACAGTTGCCAAAAAAACAACTGCCAAAGCCAAAGAAACTGTTAAGAAAGTAGCACCGACTCGTGGTCGCAAGCCACAGGCAAAGTAATACCTTTAGCCTCTTCGTATAGTGCGAACGATGCTAGATTTTTAGCCTTGCTTTCGCACATCATATCGAAGTTATCCCTAAAACTCAGTGCCCATTGATTCACTGCTGTGTTCCAGTAGAAGTTTGAATGTGCTCTGAGTTTTGCTTTTTTGTGTCCAGATTCTAATAGCGTCCAAAGATCGGGACGGATGTGTCTGGGATGGTCAATAAGATGCTCTTCCCGTGATACACTATAATGTATGACAGGACGCTGACCACGCCAACTATCAATAATCCTTTTAACACGGTCGTCAGATGGTTCAATATATTCTCCAGATTTAATCCAATGGTGATGTATGTCTAAGACTAAAGCACAGTGATCGACTAGTTCAAGACTGTGTTCGATACCCCAGGTCATTTCGTCATTCTCGATAGTAAGGCAATTGCGAGCCTCAGGCGTCATACGACTTAGAGCAGTAACGATACCTTGCGGACCTTGCCGACCAGCAATATGCACATTAATCTTATAGTCCTGAAACTTTTGACCATAGCCCATCCATCGAGCCATATCGACATGGTATTCAAATTCTTCGATAGATCGATTTACGATATCTGGGTTATCAGATGCCAACACGCAAAACTGGCCAGGATGAAAAGACAACCGAACGCCACGCGACCTAGCCACATCTCCGATCTGCTTAAATCCTCTTTCACAATATGCTCTAACATCGGGAAGCCGCCAAAACCAGCCCCAAGTTGGCTCAGTGTAGACAGGTAGTATATCACTACTGAGTCGTACCATTCTAAGATCTTCATCTAATTCTCCTACTCGCTCAACCAATAGTCGACACGATTCTATATTTTGTTCCATCAACGACCATAGTTTTTCTACAGCCACATCCTTGGTTTGTCTATTTAACCAAGCCACAGTAGTAGAACCTGTGTTGTATTTTTTACAGTCGTCCTTGGGTTTAATACCGTTTACCTGATCGGGACGGTCAATCCATTTGCAAGCGAAGCCAATTTTTTTAATCATACTGTAAGTATAACATCTTTATCGCCAGTTGTCAAGTACATATGGATCTTGAACTTCGTGAGGATTTGGATCTCCGTGAAACACGCATATTGAACAATCTCTAGGTATCGCGACGTTTCTTACGGTTTTGAACACACGCTTGTTTCCGCTATACAATATTTCACTGCGATCTCGGATTTCCCATTTGTAACTTTGTATCCAACGATCGGACCAAAATGTAATTCTGGATTTAGCCACATGCCAAATCCAATCTTGATCACCGTGCATTCTTTGTGCTTTTTTTGGATCAGTTTTGAAAACGGTGTAGATATCTGGATGAAGCCCGGCAGGCCAACTCATGACAGAACTGTTTAAAATATTCCATGTGGGATTAAATTTACGATTGAAATCTCTGATACCCAAAAACTGATTTCCTTGATTGGCAATCAATTTGTTTATGTTTGAATGTATGATAACATCTAGATCCATATATAGAACTCTGCCCTTAAGTCCTAGATTCGGGTCAAACATGTGTACCTTATGCCACCATCCTTTAGGATAGCCTTCGTTAGGTCTTACAATTGAAGTTACACCTTCTATCGGAGTTTGATCGTCAGTAAGACAGCAGAATTCATAAGGCACTGTGAGATGTCTTGCGACCATGTTGCGTAATTTTTCTACGTATTCTGGACCGTACTTTGTACCAAACCGTACACAGAGAACAGTGATACGTTCGTTAATGTCTGTGATGATAGGTTCGGGTTCGATAGATGGAATGACGAAACTTTCAGGAAGTTCGCCAGTTCTTTTAAAATGTCTCCATTGCTCCTTGCTTAATGTTTCTTTAAGGAGTCCCCTGTCGTAATTCATTTATAATTTAACTATTCTGTCTATGTCTACAAGTTTTTCTAAGACCCCTTTAAGGTCTTTAAGTTTGATCATGTTAGGCCCGTCGCTGGGAGCAGAATCTGGATCTTCATGTACTTCCATGAATACACCAGCAACACACCCTGTGGCTACAGCCGCCCTCGCCAGGTATGGGACCATAGTTCGATCACCGCCGGATCGTTCTCCCATTCCTCCAGGCTGTTGAACAGAATGTGTAGCATCAAAGACCACTGGATACCCGGTGCTTGCCATAATGGGTAGACTACGCATATCAACAACAAGATTATTATATCCATGAGTGTATCCTCTTTCACATAACATAATACGATGATTGCCAGTAGAGGCAATTTTTTCCGCAACGTTCTTCATATCGTGTGGTGCAAGAAATTGTCCTTTTTTGACATTAATTGCACAATTAGTTTTCCCTGCAGCCAATAATAAATCAGTTTGCCTACATAGGAATGCTGGTATCTGTAGTACATCTATACCTGCATCTGCTGATAATTCTGCTTGATAACTTTCGTGTATGTCTGTAAGCACAGGGATACCAAATTCGTGTTTAATAGAATTAAGTATCTTTAAACCCTCGTCTATACCTATACCTCTTTTGGTATTAATACTAGATCGGTTGGCTTTGTCAAAACTGCTTTTGTATATGAGATCAATATCTAACTCATCGCAGACTTCTTTGATACGACCTGCAGTTTGTTCTGCATGATCTTGACTTTCTATTTGGCAGGGACCAGCAATGAGAAAAATTTTATTCTCATTACCGGCAACTATTTTATTGATTGAAAATGTACGCATAAAATATTTACCAGTGTCTAATGACGTTGGCAATAATAAACAGACAGGTAATTACATGAATGATTACCCAGAATGTTTTTAAGAATAATGCTATACGTGCTTCTCGTAAAGTGAGAATAGGAACATCTGGACGATCTTCGTCCGTCTGCCCCATTAGGTGCCCAGTTGCCCGAGCCCATATACGTTCAAAACTATTCATCCTTCGTATATTGCAGAATTACCTGCGTGTTCGAATACTTCGGCAGATTTTAGTTTAACGCCTACGCCAACAGGATAACGTGCTTCAAAAACACGACCGTCAGGATGTGTCCAGCCACGGCCTTCTTGATAAGCAGTTAGAATTTCGTTCATAGTCTTGTAAACTAACTCGGCAAACATTTCACAGCCTACACCATCTACAATACGTAGATCGATGATGCCCATGTTTTTAAAACCACCTTGGATTTTGTTTAGTTCTACAAATGTGCCACGTTCTGGATCGTCTTTGCCAATAACTAGTGTATGATCAAATTGCCATTCACTCCATTCTTTGAATGCTTTGAGCCCGCCAAAGTCCATGACCCAATTGCGATCATCTAAGGTTTCTGATTCAAAGATTAGTTTAATGCCAATGGAGTAACCATGTAGCATAGAACAATGTGAGTGCGTTGAACGCCATTGTCTAAAACAGCATGACAGCCCTCTGTCGTTGCCGTAAGTTTTTGTTGAAAGATATTTTGCCATCTCTAGTCTCCTTTATATAGGTAGCAAGTTTGATGACATGCAGAGTATTTAAAGTGGGGTGAACGTCTTAGACCACTGTTGAACTATTATAAGATATATTTACATTAAGGTCAACATCAATATGACATAACTGGACATTTTCTTTTTGCCAATCTAATGGACATTGCCAACTGGAATAATTATAGATATTAAATTGAGTATCTGGAAAATGATGAAATATTTTTCCTATCTGATAGACCCAATACGCAGGATCGATTGGAGATGACTCTGACCTAGCATAATTGGGAGTGCCTTTGTATATGTTATTGACACGATCTTCTTTGGCATAAAGATCAAACCCTATCATAGAAATTTCTCTGTGTTCTAAAACGCAGGCCAATAGTACTGCATACGGACCACTACCCCAGTGTATAGATTGATCATGTCTCCGATCTCCTTTATAAGGAAGATCAGGCACAAGACTAATATTTTTGTTTTTTCTTATCTTTCTAAAATAATGATACCAAAGGTCTCTTACATAGATGGTAGTGTTTATGGTGTTGGGATTTTCAACTGCTTCTCGTACCATTCTTTGATCGCAACAGACAAGATGATCTACGGTGAGGTCTCTGTGCAAGGCATTACAGCCGATCAATGTATGATCTTGAAAACTGCCGATGTTGATGTTGCGTCGACTTTCGCCGTTCCCTATCACTAGGGCTCGCATATTAACCTCTTTCTTTGATTTCGCCGAATGGGTACCAAGCGCCTGGACTACCTGCTCTCAGACATACCCAACCGATACCGGCACCTACTCTAGGGGCGCTGTTCCAAACAATGTCACCTAGTTGATGTGTGCCTTCACTGGGAGGTGCTGCACCGTAGGTGTGTAAATGATTATTAAATCTTACTGGTCCAGCAACATGTAGATCAACATTAGGATCTGGATTCTTAACACCTATAGCAAGTTTACCATTGATTGAAACTTGTATAGGGTTTCTATTAAAATTACCAAGTAATATGTTACCGTTGGCAGCAACGTTAATTCTTGTAGTATTATCAGTGACAATATCAAAGTCGGTAGACGCATAAGTGCCAACCATGCCGTGAAAGTCATCGTTAGTTCCTACCATGACTTCGATGCCCATTTCTGCAACACTGAATGCAGCATTAGGTGCTTCGGTGCCTAATCCTAAACGATCAGTAGCCGCATTATAAATCAGATATTGATTGATACTTACTGAACCATCTACGATCAGCCCTTTTAATCTACCCACTTGTTGTAGATTACTTTTGGTAACATTAGAGCCTAATTCTTTGTCATCTAAAGTTTTAACACCGCCAATGCTTAGGCTTTTGCCCTTGTTTAGATCGATGCTTTCTGAAGAAAAGAATTTGTCAGGACCTGTGCTGAAAACGAACTGTTTTGTATAACCGTCGCCACTCCATATAACACCTTTACCGTTGTTATTTTCGCCTTTTTTAGCACGAAATTCAAGGAACTGTGTTACTTCTTGCGCAACAGGTTGGTGTGCGGCTTCGGCTAGATCTTTAATTATTTTGTTAAGATCTGCTAGAGTTTGATCGAGATTGGTATTGTTCATACCAGTATTTATCAAACTCCTAGCACAAACATTATTGTGTTTTTAGAAGAATAGTATCTTCGTTAATTCGCCCGTTGAGTTTAATATCAACGGCTTTGATGTCATCTAAAAACTTGCGCAGAGCAACTTTACCAGAATTTTTAAATTCTTTGAGTTGTTCTTCTGGCTTGCGCAGGGTTTTTTGCACAGATTTAATCTCATCAAACCCTGTGATTGAAGTACCTTTTACACCAAGATCGTTGAATTCACCAGCAACATATTTGCCCAACTTGCGACTTTTGGTGTTGTAAATCCACAGTTCTTTAGCACCTACAATATCAGCAGGAGCAATAGAAACCAACTTGAGTTTTTCGTCTTGTTTAAGGAACTTGAGTTTTTCTACGATCTTCTCAACAGGCTTAGACTTCTTAGCACGTGGCTTGCGATTAACCTTGGCTTCTTGCATTAGCATATCGCAGGCCGAGATAATTTCGTGGTAAAATACAATGATTTTTTTGATCTGTGCTTTAGACAGATGGCTGTATGCTTCTTTGAGTTGATCGCATTTGCCCTCTTGCACTTCTAGATATTCATCATACTGACGTTGATAAAAGTCTTTGATGATACGAGCATGTGCGGCTTTGACCTGTTTGCCACGCAGTAAATTTAAAACTTTGAATGCTTTAGGATCAAATGATTCAGGGTCTGCCGAAAAAGATTCAATAGCCTCCTCAATCTCTTCAGTCATTCCGAAAGTGGCTTCTCGTACTCTTTCTTGTATAGAAACCACGGGCATAGTATTTTTTTCTTCAATAACTTCTGGTTCAGCATCATTCTTGCCATTTTCAATTACAGTTGAAATCTGCTGAATCAACCATTGTGCAGTACTCCGGCCATCATTAAAGTCTGCTCGAACAGGAGGCATCCCACGCAGAAGATTGGCTGCAATAGAACCCATGGTAGTATTACAACGAAAATCTTTAGTATCTTTGAATGCTTTAATTTGATCTTTGGTATAACCGTTTGCGCTCATCCAATTAATGACTTTGGGCTTGAGATCGCGACCGTTAGACTCGAGCCGATAATAGTTCATAGAAACATGAAAGAATCGCAAAAACTGATTCTCATCCCAAGACTCATGGCCTTCCCATTTTGGACTAAGATCACGTGCCTGCTTGGCACGATGTTCTGCTACATGCTTTTTAGTAACTCGAGTTTTAGTTGCCATTGTATGCTCCTAGTTGTTTCAGTATATGTATATTATAACACCATTCTGTCACAATGTCAACCGCTCAATTTCTTCGTAGTCACCGGCACCGGTTTCTCTATAGATCCAAACTTCATCAGCACCCTCGTTTAGAGTTTTTTTGGCTAGTGCCTGTGCTTCTTTTTTACTTTTGGTAGTATCTACTAGTTCTTCGTGTCCGTCGATGTCGGACCAGACCTCATACAGTTCCCAGGTCATTTTGATTCACTTTTCTCCTATTAGGTTAAACAAACTTTTTCCAATCTCCATCGGGCGCCACTGCCCAACCAAGACGTTGAAGATCATTCCGGATCTCGTCGGTTATACAACCTTCTGGTACATATCTTTTAGTTATTTCTAAATGAGCCAATTGTTCTTTGGTAAATTCTTCTTTTTCATTGTAATGATCGTACAGACCAATATCACGAATACCCGAACAGTACCAATCGATGTAATCACCCTTTTCTTGCATATCTGCAATTATGCCCCCAGCAGAACGCCAAGAAGCACCCCAATAGTCTTTTTCTGGGTCCTGTCTAAGGATAGGAACAACATCAAGGGGGATAAAATCGTTGTTGCAGATCGCCGCATATAAGTTTTGAGCATATGCATCGTCGGCACGAACCTTCTCTAAAATCCAATCAGTGGTTAAGAGATCGTATTCCATATTGTTCACACGACTCGCAGGGTCGTCAAACTTACGTTTATGGTTGTCAATTATCTTTTCAAACCAATCAAGATAATCTTCGCTGACGGGTTCACCTGCTTCTTCCTGACGCCGAACATAGCCTTCTTTTTGGAAAGAGTGTCGATCAGGGCTTTTTGAAATCTTTGACATCTTGAATTGCGGATTTAATAGTTTCTGCGTAGTTAAGAGCCTGCTGCTCAGTCATAACAATAGTAGACTCGTGCTCTAGATAACCGCGGGTTAGCAACAGCCAAATTTGTTTAAACCTATTCATAGACCAAAATGGTGATTTGACAGTTACATAGGTGTTAACACTAACTCCAACATCTTCTGCTTCAACTTCTACACTAAGACTGTGATCCGGTTGTCCGCAACCGCAGACAACCTGATACCATTTTGAATTTCCAAAGTCGTGAGTTTTCAAAATACCTTCGGCTGGAGTTTGTGCTTTCATTGTATAAATGGTCCGTCAAAAGTTTGAACATTAAGTCGATTGTTATAGATGCTGTCTACTATCTTTAGATAGTCTTCTTCGTTCATTACAGTTCTATAAAAACTCAAAGCCTGTACAGCCATGATGGCAGCAATTTCTACAGCATCATATTCTTCTAACATGATTTGATTAAAAGCCATATATTTGCTATATAGTTCTTCTTCTTTGTTTTCTGTCATCTTCTTCTCTTTGGTGTTTGTATTCTCGTTTTAACCACCATTTAAACTTTTGAAAATATTCTTCGTGCGTATATTTGGGCAAGTTGGCTTCGAAGTGCTCATCGCAATTAGTGTACCATAACTCTCTCACCCAAGTTCTAAACGCAGAATTTTTCATTTTAAGTCCATAGTGATTGTCTAACTTTGATTAATCGGATCATCATTTCTTCATCTTCTGCTTCGTATTGTGCTTCCAACTCACGGCTTTTGTCAAGAGCAGTCTTGCACATTTCAGCATCCTCTGGAGTTTTATCTTCCATATCTAGAAGATGATATCCTTTTTCTCTACGCATCTCGCAGTAGGCCATCCAGCCGCTGGCATCGTGAACGTCAGGGCGATTTGGATAAACTTCCTTCCACCATGTATAAAGTTCTAAAATTTCTTTGGCGGCCTTGGCTTGATGAGTAGGCTCTTCTTGTTCGCCTTCTTCGATAAATTCTTTATTGGTAAGAGTCATCGCCCAATTCAAATAAGCAATGCCTGCTTCTGGGCAACGCCAGTTGCGATACCAACGACGCCACCATGGATAAGAATGTTTTTTGCGAGCGGCATCGTCCCAAACACAGTGATGCCATGCCTGCTCAATTTCTACAAAGTCTACTAGTTCATTAAAAAGACATGGGAGAAAACGGTTCCCAACATCTGCCCAAGCACCAGGCTTGATATCCCGAGGATGAGCAGTAAGAGCATGACTGCGAGTAATCCAACGGTTGTTAACATAGTATCTAACATCGTCTAACCTTTCTGGAATCCAACACCAAACAGTTTGAATCTTGTCCAAACCTTCTTCAGCAATCCACCACCGAATGGGGTACTTGGCTTTAGCAGCCTTTTCCCACTCCGCCCACTCTTTTCCAGTACCGCACTTTATTTTAGTAGTACCTCGGATCCAATCGGCAAATTTTGAACAAGTCCAATAATTTCTCATATAATTTCTTTCTGTCGAACACTTTAATTATACAATCTTTCTAATAACCTGTCAATATGATCCTTTTTTGATTGGTTACATCCAACCGCCTGCGCGAAGGATTCCGACTATACCCACCAAAATCCAAAAACTATTTAATAGGGTATATGCTTTGTCTTTCTTAATTATAGCACAATAGGTAAGCAATATAGCATCCAAAGTATTAACAATCCAAACAAACATGAATGGACTGGCTGGACCTAGCCATGATACTAGTGTAAAACAAATGATACGCATAATTACCCCAGCCATTTCAAACTGAGGAATATGTGCTTTGATGTAGTCTAATATAAATGTCATTTTAAATTCCTTTAATTTTTTCCGCAATGATGTTGACAAGGCGGAAATGGATTTGTTGAAACCCATGTATTTTCCAATATCTGTATAGCCTTGCTATTTTTAGCATCATCTATACTTACTACATTTAAATCAATACTGCTAATTTCTTGACCAATTAATAATTTAAAAGTACTTAAATCGGGTTCGTTGGCCATTAGACAACAGGGAAAAAACAAACCTTCTGCATTTATATACGGTAAGATATTATCGGATTTACATTTCGGATCTATCATCTAGTTCTCTTACTATATCGTTTAATGATTTCGTTGGTCTAAGAAATTCAAAAGTATCGTATCTATTGCTTTCTATAACCGTAAATGAATCCAATTTCAATTCTTTTGATAATTTATATGCTTCGAACACTGTGTCTTCGTTGTGTTTGAAAACAATATATCTCCAAAAAACTTGACACTTTGAATTATTTTTTACAGTTGTCAGTGCATCAAGAATACTTGGCCATCTACTATTTTTTCTATATAGATGATTGTTAGATTCAACGCCATCTATATTGAAGTTGATCTTATCGTGTTGATCTAATAACTTAGACAACTCCGTCCACCATTCTATTTTTCTACCTGATCCATTTGTATCTAAGTAGATTTTAATATTAGAATAATTTGTTTTAAGTTGACGAACTATCTCAATGAAATTTGGATGATAGATAGCATCTCCGTGATCCCCACAGAAGTATACTAAATTAAATTCCCTAGCAGATTTAACTACAACATCAATATCTATATCAGAAATTTTTAATTTGTCTTTGGCATATGTTCTAGGACAGGCAGGACACGCCAGTTGGCATCTAGTCGTTGCTTCTATGTGCAATTCTTTTATTGATTTTACAGTGGTGTTTTCTTTATGAGAATGTAAAGAAGTCAATTTTAAAACTTTTTTTGATATCCTGCTAGATTGAGCATGACTGAATATTGCTCATAGGCTTTTTGGACAGCCGTGTTCGATTGACGGTACCAACTTTCCTCACGTTCCTTTTCCATAAGCATAGAAAACATATCAGCATCGCTGTAGCCGTGATTGTGATTGCCAAAAAATCTCTGTTCCATTTCAACTAAGGCTCGAAAACGGCTTTCGGGTATCTGAACTGTAAAGACTCTCTCTGTTTCATATTCTACGAAATCTCTGCTTATGATATCTGCTCGCAGGGGATTTGTAAAATACTTAGGAGGGTGATACCTAGCCCTCCGTTTTTGATCATCTACGATTTGTACCTCGTAGTTTTCACAAAACTGATCAACTTTTTCTTTCATTGTACTAGGCTTTCTGCTAGAGGAAATATTTCTGCAATTACTTTGGCACAGGCCTTGGCAACTTCCTGATGTTCTAATTGTGTACCGTTAGCAGAACGAAGTTCAATAAAATGTATCCACGAACGTAAAGTACCATTCATGTATAGTTTGCTTTCTATTAATCCTTCGGGCAATACTGCACGAGCCTGTTCTTTGGCTATGCCTTTAGCGATAGCCCATTGATAGGCACTTCGGGCATAGTCAATGACCTGCTGTTGCTGATGTTCCCAATCTTTATGTAGGCGTTCGTCATCTGTTTCGATACTGTTCTGTCTATTCTTGGTGTCTTGAAGTCGTGCTTCTCGCAATACGAACGAGAGGTCTTTAGTAGGGTCAGCATATCGTTGACTGAACTCTTGGAAGGAGAATGATCTGTGACGCAATATCTGTCTTGCAATATCTCTAGTTGTGGTGATTTCACAACAGGCTGAAACCATTTCCAAGGGACTCCAGTGTGCGTGTTTAACAAGATATCGTATAAGCTTTTCTGATGTCTCTGTATTGAATTGGTTCGATGGGTTGCTGACACGGGCGCAATACGCAATGAGTTCCTGCGCATCGTCAATGCCCATATTTGCAAATTCTGATGTTGGTTGTGAATATGATAAAAGTTTAACATTCATTCTTTTGGATCTTTCTCATCTGGGAAGCAAAGGCTTTCCATGGTCTTGTAGTGTTCATATGCTCTTTTTAATGCTTCGAACTTTTCAAGTTTTTCGGGATCAGGGACAAGTATAGACAACCTCTGTTCCATCTTAGTCATAAATTCTTTTAGACTTTTGCCATCTACTTTGATATCTGTACCAGCAGCCATATCAATACCAGTGTTACTGATATTAATAGTTGAGGGACTATTCCAGTTATTGCCATTTGTACCTACAGTATAATACTGTCCACTAGTCCCTGTTGTTCCGGTATGCCAAGTGCTATTGATATTATTAATAGAGTTGATGCCGCCAACAGTTGCTCCTGAAGAATAGGAATAACTTGTTGAAGGTAAAGTAATAGTAGTCCCTGCTCCGGTAAGAGTAATTGTATCTAAAGTATCAGTTATAGTGCTTGCCTGAGCAGCACCATAACTGCTTAGATCAATTTCAATATCATCGAATGTGATACTGTCCTTGTCGCTCATGATTAGGCCTTGGCTTCTTTGCGGGCGTTCTTTTCTGCAGTGATTTCGTTGCGACGAGCCTTAACACCCTTAGCGACTTCTTGTAGGGCTTTACGAGCACGAGTACCTGCTGCGCCGTTGCCTGCTGTAAACTTTGCATCCTCTGCTAAGAATGCTTCGAAATCTGCTTTGAGTTGTTCTACTGTGTTTGACATAATATTTTTCCTTTTAGTTATGCGTCATTTACTTATAAATGTAAATGGTGTGGTCGGTAGGATTCGAACCTACAAAGGCTGTGTCTAGGACGTTGCCCCATTCCCAAGTGCGTTTCGCAACGGACCGGAGGTCTACCAAGTTCCACTCACGACCACAAGTATATTATATAACCTTAAAGAATTAAGGTCAACTATTTCTAGATTAAATATTAACAGTTTATGACACATGAATTTCAAAATATACCATTTCAAAATATAATCAAGTTTGGACAGAGAACAATGTTGAACCGTCCTTTGTTTTCTGTTAGTTGGATTTTGGGCAGATTCTGCAATTATAATTGCTCATATTGCTGGCCGTATGCCCGTAGCGATCGAGTTGATCACCAAGATCACGAAGTGTATATACAGACTATAGATGAAATCAAACGCCAGGCACGACAAAATGGATTTACTGAATTCCATTGGAGTTTTAGTGGCGGGGAACCAACTGCTTATAAACGGTTACCAGAATTGATTAAACATTTGGATGATGGACCATTAACTCCATATCAAAGCATACACATGACTACCAATCTCTCTCCAGGATCGAAATGGTGGAAGAATTGGTGCGACATAACCGCCGACCTTCAACGTAGAAGTATTACGGCCAGTTATCACGCAGAGTTTTCTAAGGAACAGGAGTTTGGAGACAAGTGTCTACAGTTAATGAATGACAATGTTTTTGTTACAGTTAATCAAGTGATGGTACCTGATCAGTTTTATGAACTCTACGATAGATGCAGTAGACTTCACAGTCGCGGTATTAATGTAACACTTAAACCGCAAAGCGATCCTACTGCTAGTTCTGTCGTTAGTGGATACACAGATGATATGATGACTCTAATGCAGGTTGGCTTTCCGCAGAGAGCCGATGGAGAAGATATCTATCAAATTGCATTATACGATTCAGACAACACCGAATATCTATTCGATCAAGCAGAGCGATTTAATGCCTACGGTTTTAATAAATTCCAAGATTGGCATTGCAATTCTGGATATCAAAGTGTTATAATAAGAAGCGAAGAAGTTAAAAGATCTTATAGTTGCCATGACCAACTATTAGGTACACTAACAGCAGGGTTCAACTTATTTAAAGAACCTAAAATCTGTATTACACCGTCATGCGTTAGTTCAGCGGATTCAAAGATACCAAAATGCAAATAGATACAGAACACATACATCATTGGATGCGAGCCATACGCAACAGTAAAGATCCTATGCGCACCATGGATGCATTTTGGCGAGGACAAATTCTTAGCAAAGAATGGTTAATTGATGAACTAAAAAAACAAAGACATCATACTAAACAATGGCCGTCTATTGATATACACGGCGGTTGGGTAGGAACCCTGGCTAGTTTGATATTTCAAAGCGATTTATATATTTCTCATATCAACAGTATAGACATAGATCCAAATTGTAAAGACATAGCACTAGATATGAATCAAATGGAATTAGAGTCTGGAAAGTTTAATGCCATAACTGCAGACATGTGTTCGTTTTCTAGTACTGCAGATATAATTATTAACACTAGTTTCGAACACATTACTCAAGAGCAGTATCTTATATGGCTTGAAAAGATTCCTAAAAATAGTTTAATCGTATTACAAAGCAATAATTATAAAATACCGGAGCATGTAAGAATAGCAGAAAATCTAGATGAGTTCAAAAGTCAAAGCCAGTTAGCACAGATTTTTTATGCTGGTGAGATGGATCTTCCTTTGTATACTAGATACATGATAATAGGCAAGAAATATGTTTAATTTTTCAGAATTAGATTCTGTACATCTAGAAATTACCAACAACTGTCAGGCATCATGCCCTATGTGTTCTAGAAATTTCAGAGGCGGCTTAGATAATCCTTATATAAAGATCAACGAATGGTCGTTGAGTGACTTTCAAAATATATTCACTGAGGAAGTTCTTAGACAAATTAAAAATATCTATTTTTGTGGAAACTTTGGTGATCCTATAATTAATAATGATCTAGATCTAATGTGTGAATACGTCACAGCAATCAATCCAGATTTACAAATTAGAATTCATACCAATGGTGGTGCTAGATCTCAAGCGTGGTGGAAATCGTTAGTAACAAAATTACCTAAGAATCATTTTGTAATATTTGGTATAGATGGTTTAGAAGATACTCATCATTTGTATAGAATAGGCACCACTTACGAAAATGTCACACGTAATGCCAAAGCATTTATTGATGCAGGCGGCACGGCTGAATGGGTCTTTATAAAATTTAAACACAATGAGCATCAAGTTGACGAAGCAAGACAGAGAGCCAAGGATCTAGGATTTAGTTTATTCACTGTAAAAAATAGCACTAGATTTTTAGAAGAAAAATCCAAAGTCGTAGATAAATCTGGAAATACTATGTATCACTTAGAACCACCTAGAAACAATCAGGTGACACTGATAAGTCCAGATATGATCAAGAATTATAAAACTTGGGTAAGCGAATCTAAAATAGATTGTTATGTATTAAACAACAAAGAAATATATATAGACGCTTATAAAAAAATATTTCCGTGTTGCTTTTTAGCATCAACTCCGTACAACTATACAGAAACTTCTGACTTAACTTTTCCTGTTAGACAAGAAATTAAAAAACAATATTCCCTGCTAGTTGATTCTTTAGGTGGAATTGATCAATTAGATGCAGTAAATGTTGGTATTAAAAATGTTCTTAGTTCAACTGCTTGGCAAACGGTTTGGGATTATTATTGGAATGATTACAAACTTATTGTGTGTGCTAGAACCTGCGGGGTTAATGAAAAACAAACAATTTCAAAACCCAAAGATCAGTTTGTAGAAAGATCTGGATTAAATTAATTTCTAATCAAATCCAACGTTACACAATGAAAACCGCCACCTAATGTTCTTTCATGACGCATTGGTAACATAGCACAGTCTATATTGTAATCTTCTAATAATTTTCTTAGTGGTTCTTGATGTTCTTCGACGACAATAAGATTCGGATTAATAGAAAATACATTCATGTTCATCCATATACTAGCATTACAGTATCCAGGATAATGACCGATATCTATAGGCTCCGGTGCCCATACAACGTCCCAACTTTGTAAAGGTGCAGGCAGTTGGCTTTTGTCTTTGATTCTGCTAGGATTCAATAACATTAAACCTTCTCGAAGAAAAGCAATAGTGCTGTCCAGATGCATATAACTGTAGATATTTTCTAAAGTATGCACCTTGGCCGAATTACCTACTAGTGATTGTAGATAGTCTGCACCTTTTTTATTACCGCTATTACTTACTAGATAATATAAATCGTCATTGCATCTTAAAACATTGGCTGCATCAAAACTAGGCTCTGTTTCATTTAATGCAAGAACATCTTTGTTTTTTATACATGACGTATTATACAATTCGTCTGTAAATTCTGGCCTTTGTAAGATATAGTTTGCTTGGTCGCTATGATTTTTTAGATGAGTGTCTAAAGCAAGATATTCTAAACGACGAGATTTTAAAGGTTGGGGAGTGGCTAATATTAAATCTTTGTAAACTAATACACCATCTCTAGGACAGTAATTGTAGTATTCTGGATCGATATTTTCTGGACGAAGTACAGTCACATTTTCTTCTTTAAGAAAATTACAAAAAATTTCTAGATCTTCATTGGCTTCGTCAATAACCTGTTGTGGATAAGGACCTACAGGTATTTCACTGTCGTCTACTACATCAGCATAATTTACAGTACGCAGACTGATATCTACATTTGGTACTTTAGCACCAGTAGCATCACCGACAATTACTGTTTTGAGGGTATCCCATTCGTTCGAACTTAACATTTTATAAAGTGTATCAAATTAAATATACTTATGAGAAATTTTGGACACATCGAATCAACCTGGAATATTCAACAATTCAAAGATCTAAAATACAATTTTGATCCAGATCCTATTCTCTGTGACGAATATTCCAAATATGGACACAGTATAGATTCGATGAAATTTTATAATTGTTTCGAAACCGATATAGATTTTCCTTTATCTCATATATTGGATAAATTTGATCTAAAAGGTATAACAGCCGCAGTTAACTTTTTTACACCTGGGCAATATATTCCTTTGCATTCTGACAGATATGAAAGATATACAAAGATACATAACTTAGAAAATGCAGATTCGGTTGTTAGAATAGTTTTAATGTTGGAGGATAGTTCTCCGGGGCAAGTATTACAGGTTAAAAATAAAGTTTATTGCGAATGGTTAGCGGGAGATTGGTTCTCTTGGAATAGTTATGATTCTCATGCTTTCTATAATCTTAGCAAAGTTGACAGATACGCACTTCAGATAACTGGCTACAAATAATGATTCAAATATTCAATGATCAATTATCCAACGACAACATTAGATCTCTGTTAGATTATTTTCATACAGACGATGAAACAGTTGATGATAGGCCAGATGTTAGAAGCAAACATCCTCAATGGGACAGTCAATGGCCTAAGTACAGTATTAAAAATGTATTAGATAACATTTTAGATTATGATTATCATGTAGAAGAAGTTGTATTTTTTGATACCAAGATAAGTTATAGTCTACATGTTGACAGCGGAAAAAATGAAAGTTCAAGAAAAGGACATGTAATTATTTTTCCATTGTCTGTAGATGGTATAGGATCAACAGCACTATTTGATAACCATTGGCATTCGGAGAGCGCAAGATTTAGCAAAGTAAAAATAGAACCCTTTGAATACAATTTACCTAATCGTTTCAATAGTTGGTCCTATATTAAAGATCTTCGAATACTATTAGACCAATGTTTAAATTCTCCAGAAACTATAAGTGATTTTATTATAGATGAAAAATTTATATCTACCCTTAGATATCTAATAGATGCAAGACAAGATTTAAAAACAAGTAAAGTTGATGGTCGATGTTATGATTACACAAACGTAATAGGATATGACCCACAATTAAAATTTAATGAACAGATACATGCTCAAAACTTCACACATATTCCTATAGAAACTTTACACGGCCTGACATTAAATTCTATAATCCACTGGAATGTTGGTAGTTGTTTTGCCTTTGAAAGAACTAGACTGCATTGTGCTTGCTCTGGGCACAATAAAAAAATAGGTTTAACTATTTTTACTCAAAGATTTAATTGAACATTTCCAGTATTGATTTTTTCTTTGGTAGTGATAGGCTTTTCTAAAAAATTCTTCTTCAGTATGATCTGATAAATCCTCATGTGATATTTCTACATAATCAGTATGTAGATCAAATAAATCTTTTATCACTGAATTATTTTTAGTTTGATAAATCACTGGATATGTTTTATTGTAGTCTATGCACATTAGGTCATTAATTTCTATCAATTGTTCGTTGTTTATGTTATAGACGTTTTTAAGAAACTCTGTTAATTCTTCAATAAACTGTTGTCTGTTCTTTTGAAAAAATATACAAGTCGCAGATTTATACTCCCAGTAAGTTCTGTCTATTTTTCTACCCCAGAACGTACCTTTGTTAATAACTTCTTCTATATTGGATCTTGTAACTGCGTGTTCATTATAAAACAAACCTTGTTTACTTGTTTCGATATAATTTACAAGGTCTAATATAAACTCTGTTTCTTTGGTGCCCTGTTTCTTTAGATATTTCATTATATAATGTCCCCATCCATAGTAGTACATGACTATGGTCCAATGAGCAATCATATATCCGTCTAATACTTCTTGCGTGTTTAGAACACTAGTTGAATCAACAGTTCCCATAGTTTCTACAATATACGAATTCTCGTCGTCAACTGTTAACCAAAATGTATCTAAAGGAACTTTCTTCTGTGAAAGTTTATGTTTATCTAAGTAGTTAGGATCGCTCATAGGAGCATTAGGAGTAAGGGATAAGGGATGAACCATTAAAAAATGTTCTTGTCCCATGTCTATTAATTTTTGTAAACCTTCTGTGAAACTTGTGATTGTTTCTTCTGGAAGAGGCCATATTAATTCTGAATAAGTCTTAATATCATTCTTTTTATAAAAATCCATAGCATCTCTAATAGTTTGTTCTGAGAGATTAAATCTATCTATGGCTGCTAAGGTGTTGTCATTTAAACTTTGTAAAGCAAAAGTAATTCCTTTAAAAAGATTAGTGCCTGCATTTTTATCTAATATGGCCATGCTTTTAATACGTTCAGAATTATTTTTTGCCCAGTCTATGTCCCACACTTTTGGATATCCAGTTTCTAATTTTTTTTCAATAACATATCTTGTGATATCTAAATCTCTGTCAAACATACCCCAATTACTATCGCATACAGACACATATTCAATTTGTTTTTCAGATATCCAATCAATTTCTTTGTAAATTCTTTCTAAGTCAAACATCTGTACTTTGTTCCAGTACGAATCGCCTATGTCACAGAATGTACAATGATAGGGACAACCTCTCATAGTTTCTATAGTAACTTGCCATAAAAATTTTTGTTGATTTCGTGTTTCGTATTGATCAATTATTTGATCATAAAATCCAGATAAAATAGGACTAGGTAAACTGTCTAAGTTTTTTGTTCTTGTTACACCTGAAATAATTTTTCCTGGTAAACTGATTCCTAAAAGTTCTTGGAAATTTCTAGTTTCTAAATTTTTTAAAATTATAGTTAATGCTCCTTCGTTTTCGCCTAGCACTCCTATATCAAAATAAGGATGTTTTTTTAACAAGAAAGCATCAGTGGTGCTAATTTGAGGACCGCCAACAACTATAAAACAATCAGGCCATAATTCTTTCACTCGCTCAGCCAATGCGCAGTTATAGTTCCAATTCCATATATAACAACTCATTACCAATACATCTGGTTTTTCAATTCGACTGACAAATGAATCTATGTTTTCTTTTTCTATCAATACTTCTTTTAAAGTATATGTTTGTGCGACATATTCGTCAGAGATAGCGTCAAGCCAATGATAAGAAATTGCTAACGGCAAAAACTTATTAGGTCCGTAGTTGTCTACTACCTGTATAAGATATACATTTTTCATTTAATTAAAAACAGGAAGCAATGAAAGATCCGGGTAATCAGAGTACCCTATTTTTTTAGGTTCTAAATCTTTTATTTTATTAAATTTTTCTATTCCTGCGGCAGCAACTTCTGGTATCATATAATAATGATATCCCATAGTAGAAATATTCTGTTCTGGCCAAAAGATATTTCTATCTCTGCCATCATAACTCATGCGTATTAGTTGATTTTTAGTTTCTAAATCATCTACAAGAATCATTCCACCCCTGCCAATTCCTAGATGTTTATGGAATTGAAAACTAAGACACATCATAGTATTAGGTATGTAACTGTTTGGTTTCCATAAAACAGCCGCATCTATGATATTTGTTCCAGGAAGAAAATAATAATCCTGCCATTCTTCGTTATTCCAGTCCCATTTAATGCCTAACTTTTTTAGGGTCATTGGAACAGAAACATATGTACGTTTTGGACATAGGGTTTCTTTGATGTCTTGCAATCTAAGACACAGTTCGATACCGTGAGTACAACAGTCTACAGCCACAGCATATGGGGATCCAAAATATTCTGCGATTGTATTTTCAAATTCGGTTACTTTATCAAAGCTCATATTGTAATTATTCCGTTATTATCTGCACCAAAATTTTTTAGGTTAAATATTTGATCATGCCCATCATTGATCGATTAATTGAAAATTACGATGTAAAAAATCTTAACTCTGTGTTTAAAGACGCGAGTCCTGCACCTATGATAGTTTTAGACAACTTTTTTCCAGAAGACACAGCTAAAAATCTCAGCAAAGAAATTGATTCCATAGACGCAGACCTTTGTAGAAAGTTTACTAGAAACGGAAGTTACATGGAAGAATGTAACAATCTATCTTTGATGCCTTTAGCACAAGATGTTATAGGTCAATTGCATTCTCAGACTTTTATGAAATGGTTAAATCAAGTTACGGGTATAGATCATCTTATACCTGATCCTTATTTGATCGGAGCAGGATATAGTAGAAGTTTCAAAGGTGACAGTCTTAAAAATCACATAGACTTTAATTGGAATGATACTATAAAATTATACAGAGCATTAACTCTGATAGTTTACCTTAGTGAGGGATGGCAAGAAGACTGGGGCGGTAATTTAGAATTTTCTAGTTTTGATAATCAAGATAGTATCAATAAAGTTTATATTAAATGGAATAGAGCAATAATTTGGCAGCACCATGAAAGTTGTTTTCACGGATACCCAGATCCAATAGATTGTCCTACTGATCAATCTAGAAAGACTTTAAGACTTTTTTACTATGTTAGTAATCAGGAACCTTTAAAAGATCAACCTCCACATAGAAGTTTATATTGGTACGATTTGCAAAATCAAAAACCAGTTGATGATAGGTCACATGAATAAAGTAAATTCAAATACAGAATGGGGAGCGTTAAAAGAGATTATTTTAGGTAGAGCAGAAAACGCTAGTATACCTCGTACCAAAAATAAAGATATCCATTGCGTTGATTATGCAAACTACGATTCAGTAGATGCATTGCCTGGTGGATACTATCCTCAACAACTCATAGAAGAAACAAAAGAGGATCTAGATCTTTTTCAACAACAACTAGAATCTCTAGGAATAAAAGTTTTACGACCAGATGTTTTAGATTTGGCTAAAACACATTCAACTACTGACTGGCAGTCTGAAGGTTATTACAATTACTGTCCTAGAGACAGTGCATTAGTTATAGGAGATATGATTATAGAAACTCCTATGCCGTTGAGATCTAGATACTTTGAAAACTTTGCCTATAGAAAAATTTTTAAAAATTATTTTAATGCCGGCAGTCGTTGGATATCTGCTCCTAAAGGACAATTACTGGATGAGTTATATGACAGAACTGATCTCAGCAAACCAACATTAACAGATTTCGAGCCGGCATTTGATGCTGCTAATGTGATTAAATGTGGTAAAGATATTTTCTTTTTAATTTCTAATTCTGGAAATAGGCTAGGTGCCAAATGGTTGCAGTCTACTTTAGGGGATCGATATACGGTTCACATCTTAGATAACATCTATGCTTATGTGCATTTAGATACAAGTATATTACCATTAAGTGCTGGCACTGTTTTATTGAATCCTGCCAGAGTTACCGAATCTAACCTTCCTGAATACTTTCGTTCGTGGAAAAAGATTTGGTCAGAAGAGCCCATAGAAACACCTTATATAGAACACTGGGCGCCTGCTAGTCCTTGGTTAGGTATGAATGTTTTAAGTATCAACGATCATACAATAGCCGTGGAACAATCGCAGACAGTTTTAATCAATCAGTTAGAGCGAGAAGGTTTTGATATTGTACCAGTTCGACTTAGACATTGTAGAACACTCAGTGGAGGTCCACACTGCGTGACTTTAGATACAGTTAGAGATGATCACTATGGCGATTACCACTAAAAACTTAATAGATTGGGATGATGTTTTGCAATCCCTAATCCACAAAAGTGGGGATCCGATCACTATGGATTTGGTTCTAGACAAGTCTACAATAAAAGACAAAAACTCTAAAGTTATGGACGCCTATACAAAAATTTCACAGACGTGGATAGATGCAGGCTACGATTTAAAAAACATTAAATGGTTTGATTATTATCCAGATGAACACTTTGACAAACAAATAGAAACTGTATTTGAGAATCTAGTAAACGCAAAGGCTCGAAGAGTTTGGATCAGCGAAATAATGCCGGGTAGATCTGCACCCTATCATTGGGATGTAGACGATCACGAGGAGTTTTGGCTCAATGAAGGCCCCTTGATCAGGTATACATGTTTTATAGAAAAGCCTAGTTTTGGTCATATATTTGTTTTAGACAATCAACATTATTACAACGAGCCTCAACATTCTGTAATACAGTGGAATGATCACAGAGCCTATCATGCAGGAACAAATTGTGGGCCCGAACCTTTTTATCTATTTCATTTTGTAGGAACACCAAGATGATAACTTACGTAGGTAACTCTAACAGTGTGATAAATTGGAGTGAATTAATTTCTATAGTAAAGGATCAAAAACCCGCTTACATAGGACCTAGTCACAGTAGAAAAGATAATATTCCTGGAGTTCACGATGTCTTGGATATTTGGGATCGTGCTGGTTATGTTCTACAAAAGGACGGCGGAACAGCGGGTTGGGATATGTTTTTACCTGGAACAAATTTTGATAGACGCATAGTTGATGTATTTGCAGAATTTGTCGGAGTAAAGACTTATAATAGTGCATGGATCAGTAGAGTTAATCCCGGAATGATAGTACCTTATCATTGGGATGTTCACGATAACGAAGAAGAATTATCTAAACTTCCTAATTTTAAAAGGTGGCATGCGCACATGTCTACTCCTCAATTTGGTCATGCATTTTGCGCAGATGATAAATGCTTTTACAATCAAGAACAAGGTGCTACATATGAATGGAGCGATAGAAGGTTCTGGCATGCAGGCGCCAATTGCGGATTAGTTCCTAAGTATATTTTTAATTTTTGGTAATCTAAATGGATGATGTAAACGAATATTGGTGGCAGCCTGAAGAATCTAAAATAGGTTTTTGGCAAAAAACAATCAAAGATAAAACAGAATCTTCGACATTCTGTGCTTTACCTTGGATACATTTCGCTACAAGACCCAATGGGGATATGCGTTTATGTTGCAGCGCCAACGCTAGTGGTGCAGGCAATGATCATACAGTCGGTCTTGTGAAAAACGAAAAGGGAACACCTGCCAATTTTGGTCATGAAACTCCGTTGAGCGCATGGAATAATGAATATATGCGTTCAGTTAGAACTACCATGATGGCAGGCAACATACCTAATAGTTGTCAAAAATGTTTCAAAGAAGAAAGTAAAGGTGTGGCTAGCAAAAGGATCTGGGAAACAGCATACTGGTCGTTGGAAGGTGTTGACCTAGAAGAATTAATTAAACAGACTGAAGAAGATGGTACTGTACCAGAAAAATTAGTCTATTTAGATTTAAGACTTGGACACACCTGTAACTTAAAATGTGTAATGTGTAGTCCGCATGACAGCAGTCTATGGGTTCAGGATCATAAAAAGATATTTCCTTTGTTCAAACATGATGCAATCAAAGACCAGATGCAGTGGGATCAAAAAACTTTTAATAATTATTGGCATGAAAATCCAGAATTCTGGAAAGAGATGTATGCACAAATTCCTAATCTCAAACAGGTTTATTTTGCAGGCGGTGAACCTTTACTGATCAAAGAACACAAAACATTCTTAGAAGAAATTATCAGACAAGGATATGCTGACAAAATATTAATTAGATATAATACCAACGGATTATTGATAGACGACTCGATTATAGATTTATGGAAAAAATTTAAAAAAGTTAAAGTAGGGTTTAGTATCGATGCTGTAGGAGATAGAAATTACTATATAAGATATCCCAGCGATTGGTCAAAGATAGAAAAAAATCTTCATATACTAGATAACACTCCTGGCAACATAGAAGTCAGTATTGCTACTGCTATACAGATTCTAAATATAAAACATCTTCCAGATTTTGCAAAATGGAAGATACAACAAAATTTTAAGAAAATAAACTTTGAAAATGTCACTGGGGGGATACAAGCGGGCGGCGGCATTGTTAATATGCACTTATTGTACATTCCTACATTCTTGAGTATACGTTGTTTACCTCCAGAAGACAAAGCAGAAGTAAGACGTAAGTTTGAGGAGTTGGCTAATTGGTTGCATGAAAATTATCGCCAAGACGACGACTTTTGGAAACAAAATCCATATGGGTGGAAACGCTGGCAGGCAGTATTAGACTTTATGGACGCAGAGGATCATACTAATTTATTGCCAGCGTTCAAAGAATATATAGAACAATTGGATACACTTAGAAAGACTAATTTCAAAGAGTATTTCCCAGAACTAAGTACACTGGTAGAATGAAAAAGATTATTAAAATTGAAAACAATCATGATCCTAAAAAGATCAGAGTAGAATGGGCAATAGGAAATACCTGTAATTACAGTTGTAATTATTGTTTTCCTGGTTCTCACGAAGGCGATATTCCTTGGCCCGCAGGAGAGAATGTAGAATTATTAAAAAATAATTTTACTCACCTATTTGATTATTACCTAAAAAATAACAAAGATGTTATACAGTTGTATCTGTTAGGTGGCGAAACTACCTTATGGAAACATTTGCCTGAGTTTTTAACCCATTTTAAAAGCAAGTATCAGGATAGAATTATTGTTCATATGGCTACCAATGGATTTAGAAAAGTACATTGGTGGGAAAAGTATGCTAAACTGTTTGATCATATTGAGATATCTGTTCACAATGAATTTTGTGATCCTAATCATATTATAGAAGTGGCTGATTACTTGTTTTCTCATAAACATATGGTAGTTGCCAATGTACTCATGGATCCAAAGAACTTTGACAAATGTCGAAGCATCGTTGAAAAGTTTCAATTAGAAAGCAAATATAATTGGCCTATTATCCTTAAGGCTATACATATCGACGGAGTTACCAGTTATCCGTCCGAGCAGAAAGACTATTTGCAATCAGCAAAGAAAAGAGTTCCCGACTTTAAGGAAGTAGAAGAATTTTTTAGAGGAACCATTAACAGATATTGGGTAACATTTGAAGATGGTGAAGTTTTTGAATTGCCTTCTGATTCTTGGATAAGATTAAACAAATTAAATTACTTCTCTGGTTGGGAATGCACCGTTGGCGTAAATGATATAAAGGTTTTATTTAATGGCGACATTACTGTAAACTGTAATCAGAAGTTGTACGGGCTAGATTATTATTTTAATATTTTTGATAAAGATTTTGTGCAGAATTTTTCACCAGAAATTAAACCAGTTATATGTAAACAATTACAGTGTTTATGTAACGGAGAAGTAACCTTAGCAAAACATAAGGTTAGTTAACTACACTGTCCCAAAGTTCTTTAAAAACAACGCTGTCTTTAGACTTTGGGATACACATTCCGCAGCCGCATCTATTATTGGGACAGACAATTGCTGTTTTATTGAGCATTCTTTGTTCTAGATCTTTTATTAAAATATCTGAATCTATAAGATTACCTAAAGATCCTCTTTTATTTTCGTGAAGAGCCTGACAGGTTTGATGATGGTAAACTAAACCAGTGTGTTGATCTATGTGCAGGAAAAACCAATCGACCATACAGTTCCAGTTTTTAAAATTAGTATCAATAATTTTAATTTCCTGCCATTGATTGTTTATCTTGCCTTCCATACAACGACCACCGCAGCACCCCCTTCCTAGCCCTGTGCCTTCTGTTTTGTTTTCGCATACAGAAATATTGTGACCTGCTACAGTTGAAAACCACAGTTGTTGATCAGCAGTATATTGATGACTAGTTCTTCTATTTGATCCATCTGAATCTATGAACCATCCAGTGCGTTCTATATTACCGTCACCGATTGGCCTAGGTTTTACTAGCACGTTGTTAGATTTTAACATATCAAAAACTTCTAAACATTCATTCCAGTGATCTACATGCATCATTAGATTTACCTGTAAACGCATATTAGTCTTTGATAATTCTAATATGTTTTCTATTACTTGTTTTTTTAAATTAGAATGCCCTTCTGTGTGATAACTGACCGTAACCCCGTTGAATCTTTTTAACAGTTTGTCTGTATATTTTCTATTCCATGCACCATTAGTGGTTAAACTTAGATTAAACTCGTCTGAGTCTGTTTTAATTACGTCAGCCAATTCCCAAAGAGCAGGGTTAAGTGTAGGTTCACCGCCTGTGAAATTTATATTTGTAGATACTTTTTCTTTTCTGTTATCATTATACGTGTTAGTCCACTGCTTTATAAATTTAAATGTTTTTAAATATTCTTCAATGCTGTGAAACTTACTAATATTATCATGTCGATAAATTTCACAGTAACTACAGTCGTAATTACATCTGCGACCAACATCCCAAGTGATCATCATAGGCTCTGGTTTTACAAGTCTAACAGCATCCACTTTAATCATTTTTAATCTTTGTTAAAGGAATATCTGCTGCACAGGTACACCAATCTCTAGTACAACTTATAGGTTGTAATTGCTCAGTAAACGTACCCTGGTATATGTTACCTAGACTGCCACCAACACGGCAAGTAGCACGATGAACTTCACCATCCCAATTGATCATAAGGCTTTCTAATCCAGCATTACATGTCCAACCTTTAAATTGATTCATATGTTTTTTTATTACATCATTAGCGTGTATAATTTGCTCATTGTCAATCCTGCAATTAGGTTTAGCCGTGGCATCGTTGTCTATAATCCACTGAAGATCATCACCGTTATATCTTAGATCGTCAAAGACATTATGATCTCCTTCAGTCCACCTTATTCTTCTAATAGCAAATTTTATTCCAATCTCTTTGAATTTTTTAACCACGGTTTTTACCTGAGGCATATATTCGTGGTGTGCCATAACATTAACAAAGAAATCTTGTTGTGTGCTATCATAATATTTTAATATAGTATCTACTATTCGAGTATAATCAAACTCAAAATGTAAACTAAAAACTAAATGATTAAAAAACATTTCGTGCTGTAGATACCATTGATATCCCCGTGTGCCGTTAGTTGTTATATTGACCCAGTAGATATTTTTTCTTTTAAAGTATTCTAATAAACTTTCTATGTCCGGGTGTACGCAAGGCTCACCGCCAGTTAGGCTAATACGCAAAGGTTTATCTAATTCACACAAACGATCTACAGTTTTTTCTAAAATGTTAATGTCGGTGTGCGGACTAAAGTTATCATGCACACTGACAGGACAATAACTGCAATCGTAATTACATCGTTTACCGAGATTCCATTCAACTTTTAATTGATCTTGATGAGGCCATACACTAGTAACTTTAAACATTTTTAATTGTTAACATATTCTTTGAATTCTGGGATCACATCTAATAGTTTTTGATTTCTAGTTTCATCTAGTTTTCTATTGAATTCTAGAAAATCATTCCACAAATGATGTTGATCTTTGGCTTGTAGATAATTTATATTATCTTTGATCTGCTGTCGAGTAACTTTTTCAAGTAGGTTACTTTGATTAATTTTATCAAATGTCCATAATCTGCTTTCAACATTCCGTAATCTTTCTATAGCCAACTGTTTTAACTCTTGAGGCAGAACCTGTGCTGATAAACAATTAGGATAACTAACTCTGTGACTGTAAAAAACAATGTTCATTTGATTTAAAAAATAATCAATACACTCAGAAATTTGTAATATATTGGCAGCCTGAGCAGTAAACGCACCGACCACTCTGCTTACATTGGGAATAGTTTGTATTTCTTTTATATTCTTTTCTACATCGGCAAAATTACTATTAGTACGAATGTAATTGTAAACATCATGTATGCCGTCTATACTAACATTGACTGCTACAGATTTAAAATAAGGCCAATAATCATGAATGGTCCTACCGCCTTTAATTCCTAACACAGTGCCATTGGTAGCATATTTTATTTCTATGTTTTTTCCGTAAGGTTTTAACATATCTAAAATACGATAATGATAAGGATCCATTAAAGGTTCGCCACCGGCAAATTCTACTCTGCGAAAATGAGGAAGTAGTTTTTCAAAATTTTCCCACCAGTGATTTGTGTCTTCAAACGGTCCTATGTATTGACCAGGCTTTCGAACTAATTTTGCTATGGTAGGAACCAAGTAGTTGTTTTCTTTTTCATAGAATGGTTTCACTTGATCCCAATCCTGCCAACTTGTGCTATCTAAAGGATTGCACATTCTGCATTTTAGGTTACAGAGATTATTGATTTTAATTTCCATAGTAGGAAATTCAAAAGGCATAGTATAATCTTCTCGGAGTTGATCTAAGGCGTTAGGGTATAGATTTATTCTTGCTTCGGGAATAACACCATTGACGTGTCGTTGGCGTAGACTTTCAACTCCTTGATCCTCTAAGTCAAAACAAGGTTTACAAACATCTGGTCTTTCACCACATAAAACTTGTTTGCGAACCTGCTGCATTTTATCATTATTCCAGACTTGTTCTAAACTGTTTTCTTGTATCCAACCTATAGGAAGGCTTCGACAGCAGATCTTGATCGCACCGTCTTCTCTAGTTGCAAGACCGGTAAACGGATGCATGCAGAAAGTTTTTGAATTATTAATAGACATTGATTTTTATTTAACACACTAATCGACCCTATAAATAATTTAATGCTGAAGCCCATATCCATTTCGATTGCTAAAGAAAAAATATTGTCCATATGTAATGACCAATATGTTACTTCTATTATAAACAGCGGCGATGATAATAAAATAAAAACTGAACTCAACGAACCGTCGGGCGATTTTTTCTATGATTTTTGGAAAATTAAAGACAACTTTCGTGGTACAGTATTTGAGGATATATTGGATTCTTTACCGAAACCTATAGGCGAAGCAAGATTAATTGTTCTTAAACCGGGAACCTGTTATCATAGTCATGCAGACATAGACGATCGATATCACTTAAATCTTCAAGGGCAATATTCCTATCTTATTGATCTAAAAAATCAACAGATGTTTCCTACAGAAGTAGACGGCGAATGGTATGAAATGAATGCCGGTTGTCGACACACAGCGGCTAACTTTGGTTCAATTCCTCGAATACAACTTGTTGTGAGAAAACTATTACCTAAAAATGTATTAGTTAATCCTGTACGAGTACAAATGAATTATATAGGAAACCGCAAAGAAAAATTTAGATTTGTTTTTGACGATCGAGTAAGTCCTTGGTTAAATTATGCCTGTAAAAAATCTCTAATTGATAATTTTAAAACAGATCAAAAACAAATATGGTTTGACATAGAAAGTTCTATTCTAGAAGAAATTCAAAATAAATTTGCTGATGATTTTAGTATTGTAACGGCTTGATTAACCAATCGTCATTTTGATGCCAAGTAGGTCTTTTTAGTTTTTCTATATCTGTAGTTTTGATGAGAGACGAATTTCCAGTAAGCGGTAGTTCTAAAAAACCAGTAACAGATCGTATTGAGAATATTATAAAAATATCTGGAATCTTTTTTTGTAGACTTTCTATTAATTGATTTTCTTTGTGTAATCTATAAAACAAGGGTTTAAATGCAGCGGTACCCTCATAGGCAAATATATTGGATAGATTAATTAATGTTGATTTATTATCCTGTATTTGATCTATCAAATTATTATCTATTAGCAGATCTGTTTTTACAAAATTATAATTAACATTCTCTTTACGAGGCAGGTGTTCTTGCCAATAGTCTAAAGATTTTTGATTATAATCATAGATTATCACGTCACCTTTATCTATCAGGTTTAGATATAAAGTACCACTAGCCGGAATTACTATCTGTTCATACTGACCTGTTAATCTTCTTTTAAATTCTGAATTTTCAGTGTGAACAAAATTATATAGACATTCGTTTTCTCTATAATAAATCCATCTTAAATTTTTATAAAAATCTTTCCGAGACTCTGGATAATGATGTGTCTTACCTGATCTAAATTCTTCATCGAAAACTAATACCTGCAATTGATTCTCAAATGCTATTTTTAAAATATTCCACCCGTGGCACTTATGTTGATAATCTTTTAAATCTGTACCTGGCATTACATATTTTGGAGTGTATTCATCGTGATGATTTTCTAGACTTCTTTTTGGTTCTATCTGTTGATGAGGAGAATTCCACGTGTGTTTGCCAATTAAAGGTCTACCTAACTTTTTGTAAATTTTAAGATTTATAATATAACATTGTTGATGTAATTCGTAATAGGCATCTTTCCGATCCAATACATGTCCGCAAATAAAAAAATCTGTGTTCACTAATTCTTTGGTTTTTTTAAAGAATATTTTTCCATTAATAAATTCAGTGCCAGTGCTAAACATCACAGCATATTCATATCCATCTTCTGCTGCGGAACTTAATAATTGATCTTCGTCTTGCCCTTGATATACATTAAATCTTTTGCTGATTAAACTAGATATTACGTAGTCGGATTGATTTTTAATTATTTCTTTAGTAAAATTATCCTGACAGAGATGCAATGTATCTAAAAAACAAAATACAATTTTTCTTTTTTTATATTGACCGAATTTAATTACATTCATTTTACAAATTGTTTTCTAAAACTATCCGATATTAACTTTACAAATTTGTCAGTTTTATTTTGAAGTTTTCCGTGTGCAATAATATGATATCTAGTCTCGTTTGAGAAATTTATTACACTATGATAATTTCTAATATTAATTAAAAAAGCCTTACCCTCTTTAAAAGGAACAACTCCGTGATCCTTTAAACTCATGTAGCATTCTTTAGGATGTATTACTGCTACATTTATAGGTACACCAAATTTTAATGCATCGAAGTTTTCTTCTCCGGGTAATTTGCCAGGCATATCGCTATGAGGATTTATACACCCTCCAGGTTTTACAGCCATGATCCTAATACGTCTGTAACTATCATAAGGAAACTCTGACCAAAACTTTTTTATATTCGGACATTGATCTGCAAGTTCAGTCCATTGGTAGGGAACATCGTCTTCGTTTGTATACCCGTATCTAGTCCACGCTCCTGTGGATTGAATATCTATTCCGTGTATGCAGGCGCTCTCCCATCCAGAACTTTCACTGTCTCTGTGCGGCACTAAAAAATCTTTACAACTGAGTATTTCTTTCTGCCATTTATCAACATCAAATTGTACGTCTAGTTCTAACCAAGAGAAATCACTACGATTCAACAACCAGTCACATAACTGATAATCATTTAGATTTGTGTCAGGCGGAGCCGGCAATTTATACGGTATGTTTTTGTTTTTATTATAGAAATCTAAAGAAGTGGATATCATATTTTATTAAAATTTATGTCTGTAAAGTTTTGTTGGTTAAACTTTAGATTAAAATAAATTGAAAAATTATGTTCAGTTATACTCTTGCAATTTAGCAATAGGTTAGTATATTCTTCTATGCTTAGGCTATTAATTTTTTCAATTTGATCTATGATCATTTCTGCTCTAGATTTAGGATCTGTTTCGTTATCGTATGATTCATCTATCCAAGGATCAAATGTTTTGAAACCTAGTTTTCTTAAAGAATACAAATAACCTGGATCTGAATAAACTAAGAAAGGTTTAGATGCTATAATAGCCTTCCATGTTTTCTCCCCCATTTCAAATGATCGAACAGTATACGCAGATTCGTTCAAATCAAAAAAACCATTTTCTATCACAAGATGAAAATCCGAATGGAATACTTCTTGAGGAGTTTCGACATCGGTCTTAAATCTTTCTTTTTCTATATAATGCGGACATAGATCAATGAAGTCGTTTATATCTGCTGTTAATGACATTCCGCAGATATTTGTAAGGTCTTTTTTAATTTTATCGTGTTTGGCAATAATACTCCAGTCACCTTCTGCTAGAGTAATACTAATGTCTTTGTTTTCAGATATGACTTTGTCTAATGCAACAGTCATATTATTTTCACAGCCCATAAAAGAAAAATGAAAATTATCTATGAGATGTCGTTCTTTTAATCTGCAAATTATATAAGATCTCCAGGGTCTATGTAATCTGCAAGTGGTGCTGAATTTTTTCTTTTCGATATTATTTGCAGGCTGAGAGATCAGAGTAGTTTTAATATCGTAATTCCACTCATAAGTTGTTACACTACGAATTTCTTTTAGTCTTTGATTGACAAAATTTGTTTGTAAAATATTACTAACAATCAAAATAATTTGATTATCATTAAGTTTCCAGTGTCGTGCAGTTTCCAATATATCCAATAAAATATTTTCAACTATTGGTTCTCCGTTAAAATCGTAAACAATTTTGATATTAGGATTTTGCCTTAAAAAATTAATATGCGTTTCGATTAAAAAATTATCAAACCGAAAACCATATAATTGATCAATCCAATTATAATAGAAACAGTAATCTTCTTTTAACTCAGCCGACCAATGTTCTAACGGAGATGTTTGATTGAAATGTTCAATCGTTGGAGAAAGTTTTTTTTGGAACAAAATCATAACTATCATATTTATAGGCTATAATGTACCACTATAAATACTTTATGATAACCACAGATGGTATTATAAATTGGGATGACATTATTCAGAGCCTAGACTCAAAGACAGGTTCAGTACGTCATGTAGACCAAACTATTGATACAGAAAAAACAGAGTTACAAACTTATCAAGAAATTATCGACAAAGGTCTTCTACCATTTGAATTTAGTAGAACACCGTTTGTTGAAATGGTTAAGAATTATTTTGATCAGAGACTTGATTTTACAAAAATAACCTTTCAAAATTTTTATCCAAATCTTGAGCAATATAATTCTGAGAATCATTTTTCAAAATCTATAGTAGATAAGTTTGAAAGTCTTGTTGGACACTCAGTTCAGGAATGTTGGATTAGCAGAGTTGATGCATACTCAACTATACCTTTTCATAAAGACGAATTTGATCAAGAAAAAACTTGGATTGAATTAGAAAAGAAAAATCTAGTCAGATACATGGTATTCATAGATGATCCTGTACAAGATCAAATTTTTATAGTCGGTGATAACAAATATGAAAATATATCTAAGCACACAGTAGTAAAGTGGCCTACTACTAAAGAACTACATTCGTTGATCAATAATAGCAACAGGCCAAATTACATTTTTCATTTCTTAGGATACACTCTTACAGAACCGTCATCTAGATAAGTTCTGGCTATAAAACTGTTTTCTAAATCAGATATTACGCAAACAGGAGTAGGCACTGCCCAGTGAGAAGTTGGATTATCTTCACTGGGAGATATAACTAGCAGATCTTCATTGTGTCCTATAAAATATTTGGCTAATATTATTGAACAATCAAATTTCAAATTTATAGTTAAAGGAACATCAATATATCCTATCTGATCACAGTCTAAATTATATTCTACTGTCGCTTCGTTGATCAACAATTTTTTCTGATTAGTAAGTACGCAATACTTTCCGATTAAACTGCCTTTAGATAATAGATCTTTGTAAATGTCTTTGATAATTTTTTCGTCATTTAAATTTATTACATTTTGCTCTTTTATTTGATATTCATAAATTAATTTTAAAAAATTAAAATTGTTTAAATTAATTCCTAGATTTATTTTACTTGAGTCTGTATGATGGTTTATAAACTGTTGATAGATATTTTCATCAATAGGACAACAATAGTATTCGCAGTAAAAGTCTCCAGGAACTAAAACTTGATCTTTATCTATAATAAATCTTAGACCCTCATTCCATAAATTGTGTCCGACAATTTCTTGTATTATCACACAAGTTTGATCTTTGAAATATGTTGAACAATATCGTTCATTTCTTAGGTCAATTAGATTTTTAAGTTTTAACTTTTCAATAATATCTAAACCTAGATGATATCGTTCGGCGTTTGTTTCAAAAGCAATTATCTTTTCAGCACCTTGTTCTAAAGCCATTAGAGATAATAAACCAGTCCCGAACCCAACATCGATACATGTTTTATTCTTTACTGATTTGGATAGTATACGTTGATAGAATTGATTCCTAGCATGATCAGAAATCATTGGTAAATTGATACCGTTATCGTCGTACCAACATAGTGTAGAGGGTTGAAATTGAGTAGACATTATTTTTAGTAGAATATTTATTACGTTAAATATTTACAAATGAATATCTCTAATTGGAATCACTACTATAAATTCAGTGAAGTGGGTAAACTGGGTATGGCACAAACTACCTATGAACCTTTGATAAATCCTGAAGGCACTGTATTCTGTGCAAATTATAATTTGCATACTTCGTATCACCAATCCATGGGCGAACGACCTCTCTATGATCAAGAAGTTATAAATTGGTTTTTTAATAACGATATAAAAAACTTACAGCATTTTGCCGGCAAAGATTATGCTCCTGAAGTTTTAGATATTGATCACGCCAACAAACAAATTTTCATAAAGTGGTATGGAAACAGTTGTAATCATACTGTTTATACTGACAGTAACTGGCCGCTAGATTGGCTCGAACAATTAAAAGATGTAATGTTAGATCAGATCAAAGAAGGCTATTATAAATTAACCATGTACAGCCATTGTCATTATGTCACTGATCAAGGTCAGTTAAAAGCCATAGATTGGTATGGTTGTGTTCCTATAGAACATCCTCTTATCCATAGAAAATATATGGACGCTATTATACACGAATCAGCAAAATTTAGATTGGACGAAACCGGACCGTTAGTCGGGGACTATTACAATCTAGAAATCATGTTTAAAAGAGGATTACAAGAACATGTATTGTGGGGCAATAAAGATTTAAAATTTATACACGATTTAATTTTTAACAAATGAAAGTTTATGTCATAGGTAAATCCAGAGGTCTTGGAAAACATATTGCCGATTACTTTGTCAAAGACGGATACGATGTTTCTGGGTTTGATAGAACCAACGGTTACGACATAGAAAAAGATTACGCAACAATAATTTCACAGATAGAAGAAAACAGTCTAGTGATTTTAAATGCCTATGCCAACGGTGTTCAAAAAAAGATTTTAGAAAATTTAATCAATACTAACAATAAAATAGTAGTGATGGGATCTGTGGCTGCAAGATATCCAGATTCTACTATGGTAGAATATAGTCAGAACAAAAAAGAACTAGATGACTATTTTACAAAACAGGCACTGGAGAAAAAAGTCAGCGATTTGCTGATCATAAATCTCACAGGTAAAGTATATAAAGACAGTAGGCTGATCTACGATTCTATTAAATTTTGGTTACTAAATACTGACATTATAGCATTTTCATATAGGACTAAATGATGGAAACTGGAACAGTTAAATGGTTTAACAACTCAAAATCTTATGGCCTCATCTCTTCCGATAATGGTGTGGAAATTCCGGTGTATAATTACAGACAAGGTTGTTTGTTAGAAGGTCAACGTGTAGAATTTAAAGTTATTGATAATTCAATCTTTGATCTTAATGTAATTAATTTTAGTTACGATCAAATTAAAGAAAAGTCGTCTAAGTTCAAAGAAGTTGTTCTTCATGACTATCCAAGAGTCAGTATCTATGATAATGTTCTACCCGATGAATATTGCGATGATCTAATCAAACGTAGTCTTAGCGTAGATTACCCTGGAAAGTATATTACCATGGGAGACCATAGATCAGATTGTTCTAGAGATACATATGGTCAAGCCAACGATCGAAATATCCACCGAAGGATACTTAACGATTTTACCTATCAAGATTATGATACTATTTCAACTGCCGCATCAGATGCGTTAGGCAGACCTTACTATCTTATAGAGTCAGCAGACATATTATACTATCAAACAGGTCATTACATGACTCCGCATCATGATTGGCCATATGATCCAAGAAAATTAGATTATTATCAAAAAGCAGGAACTAGAGATGCAGTAGCACTGGTTTATCTTAATGATGATTTTGTTGGCGGTGAAACATACTTTCCACACATAGATGTTTCTATCAAACCTAAAAAAGGTAGAATGTCTGTTTGGCATCACACTGAAGATTTAGATTTAGACTGGTCATTGATACACGAAAGCAAAGAAATAACCGAAGGCGAAAAATTTGCTATCATTTTCTGTCTAAGTAATTTGAAAAGAGACGATAGCAGAGGATATTGATATGGATAACAAAGACGAGTTCTTCTTAAACAAGTTCATGGAGTTACAGCAGGCCAATGCTGCTATGTATAAGATTCTAAAGGATCTTTATGAAATTGAAGAAGTCAAAAAAATTGTAGATGAAAAAATGCCTAACGGATTTTTAGAGTTTGTAAAAAAGAATTTAGTTTGATGAAAATAGTTATAACAGGTCATACTAGAGGCTTAGGCAAAACATTATATGATCATTTTGTCAAAGATCCCAATAATACAGTAATAGGTTTTAGTAGAAGTCAAGGAACGGATATTAAAACATCTATCGACTCTGTGATTGCCGCAGCAGAAAATTGTGATTTGTTTATTAGCAATGCCTATGCAGATCGAAGACAAATAGAATTAGTCAAGCATCTAAATAATCGAGTAAAGATGTTAGTAGTATCAGGATCTCAAGGCGGATTCTTTAATGATCTAATACCTACAGATTACGGAAAAAATAAAAAAGATCTAGCAGAAGTCTGTCATTTAATTTCTCTAGATAAGAATAGTAAAACAAAAATACTGCATCTTGATCTTTCCTGTCTAGAAGGCAATATTGTAGACATAGACGATCCCAATAATCTTAAATGTGACTATACTATATCTTTTGATGAAGTAGTTGACACTGTGAATTTTTGGATACGAAATCCCAGTTTCAATAATGTAAGATTTAATTTTAAGATTACAGATTTGCTCTATGATCAAATATCAACTAAAATGAAAACTAAACCGCAGTTGGATCAATTAGTTGAAAGAATTAAACAGGCCGTTGATAAATCAGTTTAGCCTTTTCCATAGTACTGTCTAAGAAGTTTGTTTTAAACGTTTCAAAGGTCAGCATCTGTATTTTCCAAAAAGCAGTTGGCTCATCGGGATTAATTTTCAAAGAGTCAAATATAGGTTGTAGAGTTTTTTGTCTATCTTTACTGATATGACTCATTAGACTACTCATAGATATTTCTTCATCCTCGTCAGTATAACAGAAAAAATAATTTATACCTTTCATTTTTCCGTCAATGATAAAATAACTGCTAGGATGCATAGACATTTTATAAATGCCTAATGATTGATAACTTTTAATAATGTCTAGCATCTGTTCTTCCCAATTAGGAAGAACGCTGATATAGTCGTTACCTTGGCAACCTGCTAATTCCCACATATCGGGACCGTCGATTTTTAGAAAGATTTTTCTGTTAATATAATCTATGTCTAGAATTTCAGGTACGTGTTCTGGATAGTGTTCACTTATAAGTTTAATAAATTTCACTTCACGTAGCCATTTTGATTCCATTAGACTAGGATCTACCACTTGATTTTTCCCGCCATGATATCCTTGATCATTGTAATACCATTGACAAAATGTTTTTTTATCGTGGCTGATTAGGCTAGTATAAATCAAATTATTTCTGCAAAGTCCCTTGTCAGGAACATTATTATAGTAGTATTCAAACTCAGTGTTCATGGAGATATTTAACTATAAATATTTTCATGATCAAAGGAATTGGCGGTCAGCCCTATATTAATCTTGATCCTTACTTAGATATAGAAGGATTCAAAAATCTACACCCTGAAATATCTAAAGGTATGGCTTTGGCTAGAGAGTATGCCAAAGAAGGAACTTGGATGGCTCCTGGATTTAGATGGGAAGATGCTAGTTACATTATTGATTGGAAACCTATACATAAGGCATTTGACGAATATCAGGCACTCTCAGATAATGATCCTATTAAGGTTGCAGGTAAAGAAATATTTCCTAATAACTTCAAAGATTATAAACAGAGAAATATTTTTACTAGATATCTCAAAGCAACTATGGGAGCAAATGATCCTTACATATATTATTTTCTTTGGGAAGAAGGAAATTGGGATACTAGAAATTCTGAAAAAAATCAAACCGAAGAATCTAAATATTTTCCTGGGTTAGTTGCATGGATTAAGAATCTTATAGATACAGATGTTATTTCACAGATAGGAAGGGTGATTATATTTTTATGTGATCACAATGGAGTTGCTTTTGAACATCGAGACCTAGATGCTAAGAACGGAATATTCAACAACAGTCAATATACTCCTCACAAAAATGAATTTATTCATATGCGCTCTAGAACTAAGCGTGGATTTTATGTTAGAGATTCAGAATCGGAAAATAAATGTTATATGAATGGCCATGCTAGTTTTTGGAATGATCAAGATTGGCACGGTGGAGAATTTTCTAGAGAGCAAGAGTACGGAGTTAGGATAGACTGTGTGTTCACTGAAAACTTTAGAAAGAGACTAGGTATAGATCAAGTAGACAGTTATTAAAATGAATCTAATAGGAAATTACAAAGATTGGGTAGACCCGCGTTGGGTTGAATTGGTTAATCAACGGCCTGGAAAACCAAGACCTGATTTTGGAGATCTTTTAAATTACTTTGAAAGAGAGCAATATCAACTAGCCCAAGAAGCAGGTTACGATTTTTCAAAACCTTTATGGACAATCTACGAAAAAGATGATCTGGGAATAGATATCCAACCTAGTTGGAGTCAAGGTAAGACCAGTTGGTGGATCACTAAGTTAATGCCTGGACAATACATGCCCATGCACTCTGATCCGTTCACTCATACTTCTGATGTTAGAAGATATTGGATGCCACTCATGGACTATGAGCCCGGACATGTGTTTATCTATAAAGGGGAAATGATTAAGGACTACAAACTAGGGGACTTATATCAATTTGACTATGCTACCGATTTACACGGCGCTGCCAATATAAGTTATTCCCCTAGAATTATGTTACAACTTTCGGAAATCTTATAAGTTGACCCAATTCGAGCCGTTGAATACTTGTGTGTTATTAGTGGCTGCAGGTGCAGTTCCAGAAACCATGAATATCATCATACCTTGGGCGGGTGAAGGAATCGCTGCTAGTCTAGCAGCATCATCGGCATATACAGGTAACTGAAAGGCAGTTCTTGCTTCAACTGTTGGAACAGATAGTACTCCAGCCCCATCATAGGACATTACAAAGGCAGAGTCAAATAAATCTCTAGTACCGTCTGTAACATAAAACTCTAATTGTCCGCTAACATAATTGACTGCAGGAACCAGCGGATCGGATCCTACAATACCGATAATTGCCGATGACAATGCATAATCTGTAATATCTGCTTTATAGGCCTTACCGGTTAATAAGAATACCGGATCGCCTGCAGAAGGAGCCGTTGGCGAAGCCAATGTACCTCGAGATACACGGAACTCAGCACCCGATGCAGTATCACCGGCACTAGTTAAGGCATTCATAAGAATAGAAACTCCAGTATCGCTGTTTCTATTAATAGTAACACGTGGTGTGGTAATATCGGAAATAGCAGAACCGTTCAATAATCCTGCTACAGAATTGACTAGTACAGTAGAATCATCTGCGAATATTGAACCTTTAACATCGCCTGTATGATATCCTGTGGTATTACCTGTTACATTGCCTGTAACATTACCGACTAGGTTTCCTGCAAAATTTGGAGAAGTTAATGTGTTAGTATCTGTTCTATATGACAGATCTACATCACCACGAAGAATCTGGCCGGTTGTTCTATCTTGTACAAATGTTGGATAGTAAACAGTTGCCAATCCGTTAGTATTTGTAATATTAATGGTTGCAGAAACAGTTGCTGAATCTGCATTACCTGTTAAATTACCAGTAACATTACCTGTTAAATTGCCAGTAACATTACCAGTTAGATCTCCAAATAGTTTTCCAGATACGCCATCTACTAATACTGTTGAGTCATCTGCAAATACAGAACCCTTAACATCGCCTGTATGATATCCTGTGGTATTACCAGTAACATTGCCAATAAGACTAGAACCAGCAGTGCCTGTTACAACACCGTTAATATTGCCGGTTACGTTTCCTGTTACATCTGCATAAAGGGTAGCGTTGGCTACATCTAATATTATTGTAGATCCGTCTTTTACAGCAGACACATCAATGGCATCTGCAACTATTGTTTCGTGTGTAAGAATATCAACAGTGGCGCTTAGAACCTTTGTTGTGCTGTTATAAGCAAAAGAAATATTTTTATGTGTTCCTGCTAACAAGGAAGATGCTGCTGCATCTTTGGCTTCATTCAAAGACACGCCAGCAATGGCTATACCGCCAGCAGTGGAACCGTCACCAACAGTGACTCTTTTTAATTGGGTGTCATAGACTATTTCGCCTACTAAGGGCGTAATACTGTTAACTTCAGCGGTGTTGCCTCTGCGAAGCTGTAATGGCATAACGTAACTCCTGGAATCATTCCTAACTCATATATTTAGTCCAGCCAAAAAAATAGGGCTCCGAAGAGCCCTATAAACTACGTAGATAATGTCACATTGTAGGACCGTTTCCGTTCTTAAACCCAACACTTCCGCCTTCTGCTTCAATACGTTTGATAACGTCTTCAAACAAGATAGGTGCAAAGTCTGGTGTTTGTTCCACACATACGCAATGATATCTGGTATCAATTTCATTGCTGTATAAAATTTCACCAGTTTTAGCATCAACTCCTCTAGGCTTACGAACACGGTTTGCGTGTAAGTGTCCGTGAATGTTAACACCAAAACGACCCAAACTATCGCTATGTACTGGAATATGACTTAAGATCATACCGTTCATAACGTGGTAAGCACGTAGTTCACGGAAGTACATACGGTACTCGTCGTCACGGAAAATATCGTGATTTCCACGGATCAGTACTTTATCTCCGTTTAAACGGCCCAATGTTGCCATGGCCTTACGGTTAATAACAACATCACCTAAATGGTAAACTTTATCTGAGGGCTTGACACGTTCGTTCCAAGCCTTGATCATTGCTTCATCCATTTCGGCAGGGTCGTCCCACGGACGCAACTTTGTAACACCATCATTTCGAGTGAAACGGCACACGCCAGCGTGGCCGAAGTGCGTGTCACTGACTAAAAATACGCTTGGCATAGTGCTCTCCTTTCTTTACCAATTTTCTACACCAGTTACTTCAACGGATACTTTAGCAGGATAATCTGCTATTTCTGTTTCATAAGTTAATGTAAGAATGCTACCAATACCAGAGTTAGTTGTTTGCTCTAGTACAAAATATTCTACACCTGTAGTTTCACAGATCTTTTTAATTTTATCTAATTCAAAAACATTCAAATGTATCATATATCACCTTCTCTTTCTCTGTGTGCTCTACGCTCTGCAGCCAGTGTAAAAATCTTTTCGTTGTCGTTAGTCCAATCTTCTGTCAAAGGTTTCCCATTAATAGAATGTGGTTCCTGCTCGTCGTAGGTCCAACCCAAGGCTCGCATCATACGGTGCTTGACCAGTAGATTAGGACTACGGAATGCTTCAGTATCACGGAAGCCTAGCATAACACCAATTTCGCAGACTGCTCCGCTGCGACACACACCTGCATGACAATGAACAACAACATTCATACGATTTTCAAATGCACGTTGTAACAGACGCACAAGTTCGTTAGCCTGTTCTTGACTACAACGCATTGCCTCGTCCAAAACATGATCCTTTTCTTCAACGTCCAAAAACTGAAACTGATGAACTTCTTTGAATTGATATTTTGGAGTAGGAAAATCTCCTGGCGGATCGCAAATTTGGATCAGCATAGAGTTGATGCCCGCATCGATATGAAACCCTTTACGGATGTCGCTAAGTGCTACGTTTTGAATCCACGGTGCCATATCTCACTCCTTAAAGTTATATTATAGCACCAAACTGCTCTGATGTCAATCGAAGTATTCTATGTCTGCGGCTAATATAAATCTATATTGATTACTTTGTACAATCCCAGGTCTGTGCCATTTATCCGAGGGATAAAGCAACCATGAATGATTGCTAGGTTTTACAAAAAATCTATCTTCGTGATCTAACCCATTCGGAGCCATTTCTGTTCCGCAATAATCTAAATCTTTAACATCATTGGGAATATGTAGATACCAAATGCCGCTGAGCATTTTGGCTTCTGGTTTAGTAGGATGCCAATGATGGTGCCACAGTTTTTCACGATTCTCGGCACCCTCGAGATTGGTCATAAATGACCAAGCCATCATGTTACCTACTTTAACTTCTCGACCTAGATACATGAATACAGAAAATAAAAAACTCATCCTGTATTTTAACCATACAGGTTCTTTACGACTGAAAATATTTTCTTTAGTTTGGTACTTAGGCGAATTGGTAAAATAATTACCATCTGCTATTATGCTCTTTATTATTCTGCAGGCTTCTTGATTGTCTTCTTCAGAAATCACAGAACTAAAATCAAATTTTCTAAAGGTATTGTTTTGATCTATAACTTGCATATTTTGGAGCGGGGTAAGAGAATCGAACTCTCCGCATCAGCTTGGAAGGCTGAGGTATTACCACTATACGAACCCCGCATTATTCTTTTATTTAACTTCTGGTCTCGCTACCAGGAATCGAACCTGGATCTACTCTTTAGGAGAGAGCCGTTCTATCCATTGAACTACAGCGAGTTTGAATATTGATAGTAATACTGAAGTTTTGGTTTGGGACGATACCCTTGGCCGCCCAGGCATTACAGCGCCTGCTTCTATAGTCCAGCCTAACATGGAATCCGTTACTGTTCAATCCCTTTACCCTGTAAAAGGCCGTTGATCATATTACAGCCAACAATGCACCTACGATGCACCAACTTTGCAGTTCCACCCGCTTAGAATCGTCTTTCGATCGTTGCTCGGACCTTATACTACTATCAATAACTTGGTTGCAGAGGGTGGATTCGAACCACCGACCTCAAGGTTATGAGCCTTGCCAGATACCACTTCTAACACTCTGCGTCTGTTCTTAACTTTAAGGAGTAGACTGAAGGGCGATTATGGGACCCCTCGATCGGCAAATCGACTTGATAATGTTACTCTTGCCGGAGTGTTAAAATCTTGTCAATCTACTCTTTAAAAGTGTCTAGCCACGGTTCCCGTTCCGCCCTAGACTGAGTTGTTACCCTGTCCGCTGTATTCTGCTTTTGGAGCCGTTACAGTTCGTACCTAGGATTTCTCAAGTCGCTCCCAACAGAGCCTTGCGGTAGATCCTAAGCACCGCACCTTCTATCGCTTGGTAATGGCGCACTTTCTTCCTGAAAAGTGTAACAGGGGTTATTAAAGCAGTCCTTCTGCTTGTAGTGTCTTGACTACATCATCACTGAGAGGAATCTCAGTTTTGATATTCAACTCAAGAATTTCGTCATTGAGTTTTTGTTTTTGCTTTTTCAGGTTAAGGATTTCTGCCTTGGCCTGAGCGATTTGTTCTTTACCAAGAACAGATGTTGTTACAGTGTCACCGTAACCAAACATGCGGCTACGGGCTTCGTCTTTGAGATTTTTAATTTTCTCAAGTTTACCTTTGATCACTTCTAAAGAAGTAATCTCTGTAGCCTTGGCTAGTTCTTCTAGTTGGCTGATACGCTTATCGATAAACGCTGCCTTGGCCAATGCTGTGTCAATACCGCTAGAGGTATTGGCTGTACCTACGAGGGCTCGAATATTGTATAGAGCCATAGTAAGAGCCTGTCTACGACCATCATTGTTTACAAGGTCATTGTTGGCTTTACTGATGATTTCTTCAATATTTTGAAACTCGTTAAGTTCTACATTCAACTCAACTTTGATGCTTTTAACTGCATCATTGATGCTGTTTTGAACTGCGTTTGCCTTGCGTAGTGTGATATTCATTTGTGTCTCTCTTTATAAAAACGGTTTGGTAAAAGGTCAAGTAATAGACCGGACAATTGACAGGCAGGGTTTCACAAGTCCACCCTTTGACAACTTTCAATAAACAGGCGACAGAGGCCTGAATATTTCCGATCAGCAAATGACAGGGTATTAGATAAAATCGGATCACTCAAGCACGTAGACTTTTCAAGAGTCTTTGCCAGATGTAGTTTGGATTAGGCATGTAGCCTAAGCCTTGTGTCTATCCTCATCTACCTTCTACCTCGCCGGTTGTGTATTGCTACACAACAAAACTTATTATACACTCTTTTTTGTCTTTGTCAAGACATTTTGGTTATCTTGGTGCCGCTTGATGGAATCGAACCAACGATTGATGCTTACAAGGCAACTGTTATACCATTTAACTAAAGCGGCAATTCTGGTGGAGGATAACAGAATCGAACTGTTAATCACGGCTTGCAAAGCCGTTGTTATCCCATTTAACTAATCCCCCAGTAAATTACTTATTCTGCTGGTGCTTCTTTGCGATTTTTTTCTCTTCTAGGCTGTACCAAGGCTGCTAGTTCTGCTTGGATAGTGCCTGCCTTGAACAATGCTCTTTTATGAGGATCGACAATAGTGGCTAAAAATCTTTTGGACTGTTTAGTCATTTTATAGTTTGGACCTGATTTCATTTTTTTCCTTTTGTAAAAATGGTGGAGAGTGTGGGAGTCGAACCCACTGACCGTATTACTACGATCTACGGATTAGCAATCCGCTGCATTACCATCCTGCCCACTCTCCGTTAACTTGGAATCATATGAGGAACATATGGAACAGCCCTAGGGCCGTGCCTTTGCTGTAATAGCATTCTTGCTTCTTCAGCAGAATTGGCACCCACACGATCTTTAAATTCTTTACCGTCTTTGGTTCTTATTGTTGCTTCATATAATTTCATAATGTTATTATACAGTCTTTTCTAACGTATGTCAATGGTGCCTCCGCCGGGATTCGAACCCAGATGAACCAATTATCTGTTGCTTACGGGATATAAATCCGCCGTTTTACCATTAAACTACAGAGGCATTAATTTGGTGGATCGTGTAGGGATCGAACCTACGACCTACGCCTTGTAAGGGCGCCGCACTACCGCTGTGCTAACGATCCGTAAACTTGGTGCGAGTGGCCGGAATCGAACCGGCACGACCGAAGCCGAGAGATTTTAAGTCTCTTGTGTCTACCTATTTCACCACACTCGCGTATTTGGTGCCCCAGGACGGACTCGAACCGTCACGCTTGCGCACTGGCTTCTAAGACCAGCGTGTCTACCAATTTCACCACCAGGGCAATTGAATTTCTATTGAACAGCCTATATTATATGATCTATTTGTCTACTTGTCAACGGTTTTTGGCGCCTCTGGAAGGATTCGAACCTCCATAACCTGGCTTAGAAGGCCTGGCACCGCTCCATCGGCAGAGGCATTTCTTTTCTAAGATCCACACCAGGAAATTTGCAATCCCAATGCGGTACTGTTTTTATCTGTCTCAAATACTCTTGAACATTTAATTCCCAGATATTTTGATAATGACCTCTGTAAAATACTTCGGTAATTCTTGTAAAGATTCCTCTTTCTGCTAATCTTGGAAACCAAACTTTATCTACTACTTGTGCAGAACCAACATCTCTTGAATTACTGCTGCCGTAAAATTTTTTATCTATGCCTGCCCATTCTATAGAAACAGGAGTGAATAATTGTAATCCTACATTTTGTAGATTAGTATAATGACTTTTTACATAACCTGTTGGCTTCATGCTAAGTTCTGTATGAAAGCAGGATCTAGCATAAATTCTGTAACTATTAGGACCCATGACATCATCGAAACTGTGTATACAAACTCCGCCGATGAATCTGTTGTTATACTCTACTAGCCAACCGTTCCAGTGTGGTTCGTTGCGAAAGCAATCAAACATAGCCTGTTGACTAGTATTGTTTTCTAGACCTCGACGTTGATTCTCTTTATAGAATTCCGTAAGGTCTAGTTTGGGTGAATATTCGACAACTTTATATGACATCAGTCAGTCTTAATTAGCATACCTTCCATAGCCTTATCTAGAATATTCAATCTTTCTTTCTTGAGATCATTGAATTCTTCTTGATAGAAAGGCTCGTAAAATTTGCCAGTAAGATTATCAAAATCATATTGAATGCGCAGTCCTAGTCTCTCAGGAGCGATTCCAATACTTTCGTGAATAGATCTATTGTGCAAAGTAATACTGTTATCGAACAAACAGATGTCTCGGCCACCGTACCAATGATCGTAGCAGTATTCTGGCACTATCATTTCTCTACGAATTTTGTCAAAGATTTTTTTACTATCTTCTACACTCATGCCTTCAATTTTATCAAAGGTGTTAATACCTAAGTGTACACCTTTGATGCCACCTGGGCTTTGTATGATCAGCGGCACCTTCATATCGTTTTCAGGAGCCATATTGTTTTTATAAAACTTTTCTTGATCTTCGATAACAATTGGACTCATAGCCATTGGACGATAATTATGAACAATGATCATTTCATCTAGTTCACTGCGAAAACTTTCCGATTGTTTTTCATACCAATCTGGACTGGTACAAAACCCTGTAGCAGTTTGATCTACGTTTTCATATCCTAACAATGCTACTCCGGGAGTAAACGCTACATCGCCGCATTCGTTGCTGTGCCACAGCAATTCTCCATCTCCAAAAATACCCATACTTTGTCCTCGGGTATTCTTTTTAGGTGTTACACAGACCATGCCTGGGCAACGCTTATCAAATTGCCATCTGCGACCATTATCGAAAACTAGTTGATCTTCTTCATCTAGTTCTTTATTCATTACTAATTCTTTTAAAGGCTTTCCATATTTCTTATAGAAAGCAATAGGACGATTCCATCTGCTTGGACCCCATTTCATTATCAATCTATAATAATTATAAGGAGTAACATCTGTGTTTCTAATAATTGTTACTAGAGATTCTAAATGTATCTTACCAATCTCCATCCATTCTTCGTCTGAAATGTTGTTTAAATCGACATTGTCGATATATACACCAAAACGTCCTAGACCTGGTATTTTGCTTATCTTCATGTATATTCCCTCAAAGTAACATATTTATAGAGGTTTATTTTTACTATCGGTTACTTTGATTTTTTCTAAAACATCTTTACGCATTTTAAAATGTCGATGCTCGTTGGGTCTATGTACAATAATATATTCAACGCCATCGATGTTTTCAGTCAGCCGGATATCGTCACAAACAAAACGCTCGTTATTAAGTTTATTTTTAAACAAGGTTGATTTCATAACATTCTCCTAAAATGGCCGGTCCTGCAGGATTCGAACCCACGACTTCCTGTTTCGAAGACAGGCACTCTATCCAACTGAGTTAAGGACCGATATATGGTGCCAACTCTTGGGATCGAACCAAGTTCCACCGCTCTTCAGGCGGCCGCAATGACCACATTTGCTAAGTTGGCATGTTTGGGGTGAAAGCGGGAATCGAACCCTGTCTAACTGTTTCACAGACAGTTGTGCAACCACTACACTACTAACACCATTGATTGGCACGGGTGCTAGGGCTCGAACCTAGAATAACAGAGTCAAAGTCTGTGGTGTTACCATTACACTACACCCGATCAGTATTGAATTGTTGCAAGTAGTGCCACCATCGTTATTGGCACCATTCACCTGGATTAACTAGCCCGGGCAGGACTCGGTAAGTCACTTGGGATACTGGACCAGCGTAGCAACCAATCTGCGAGGATCTTCCGATCCTCTGGGAGTCGAACCCATTTGCCTTCTACTATATCAGTCCTTCGAAGAAACCTCTATAGCGTGTTGTTCTCTTGCTGACACTTACAACAAACTTGGTGGTAAAGGTGAGATTCGAACTCACACCGGGCACCGTATGAAGGTGTTGCACAACCATTATGCTACATTACCATATGGAAACATACTTGGAACTTTCTCATTGAACGGATGGTGTTCTGTCCTTACTATCTAGACTATGTCTAAAATCAAGTATGTTTTCATATGGTAGGGGCACAGAGAATCGAACTCTGATTAATAGGTTAAAAGCCTACTACTTT